TATGTAATATACAGACCAGTTGCACTGTACGAGAGAGCAATACATAAGGTCCATTGTGTTAGGTAAATCGGCCAATATTGAATGCAATTATTGATAGCACCATTTTTTATGCTCTCGACAAATGATGCGAAAATGATCATCGTGCTCATGAAACGAAATCAAATAAATTTGTTATAGTTGAAGTTAAAACGATTTGTTGATGTACCAAATGCGTTGATCCAATTGAAATTGTCAATCGTAGTGTCCGCATCAAAGTTTATATTTTGTAAATCAAACTCTCCTATAAATTTGGTAAGACACTGCATATTATTATATTATACGAGTATAATAATGTTAGAAATTTGTCAATTGCTTCAACTCTGACCAAAAGGATTTGTTGTTTTTCAACGATTGTTCGGTCTGTTGTGCATAATAGAAAGCAGTTGCAACACTTTCGTTTTCTTGTTTCATTTGTTGGTCGTGTAGTTGTTTCATCGCAGTTTCTTTGTCCAACGGTTTGTCATTTGTTCTAGATTTCTTCAGTTCCTCAATATTCCGGTATTTGGTTCGATTATTGTAATCATCTTGAGTCACGGGAATCACACTTTCGACATACGCCTGTCTCAGGTCAGTGTATCCGTCTGCGGTGTAATTGTCTTGCTGACCTAACAAGGTGCCGCCGAAGGTCGATGCATACATATCATTTACTCCGCCATATACCGTGAGTGATTGGATTTGTTTCTTCTGCTTCTCGAATTGTTGCGCCATATCGGCTTTTGACACTTGTCCGACATCGTAGATTCCTTCGTCTGACTTCAACCAATCACCGTAACCAGAATCTTTTGACAAATTCCGCTTATCAAATTGCTCGTTGAACCACGAATTGAAGTTCTTTGCATCTTTCAGCTTCGTATTTTTCTGAAACATATTGTCGAGCAATCTGTTATTTTCATCTGGTTTGTCATCTTCTAGCATAACATTTTTCCTGGATGATTTGTTCTGGAACTCGTAAATGGAAAAAAGTCTCTTGTATGCAGTGGAATAAAATAGAAAATACTTCGGTTCCAATCGCGATTTGTCTGGGTGGGTCATGAGAACAATTTTCTTCGCATCTTTCATAACTTCGTCGGTTAGAGTTTGAGTATTGATTTTGAATAAACTGTATAAATCGTTCAGTGAATAATTTTCTATGTTCAAGTCTATACTGGGTTTTGATTGTTGGTTCGCAGTGTTTTGATTTTGTGTCGTTGCACTTTGATTTTGTGTCGTTGCACTTTGATTTTGTGTCGTTGCACTTTGATTTTGTGTCGTTGCACTTTGATTTTGTGTCGTTGCACTTTGAAAAGGATTGCATTTATAATCATTGTTGCTTTCGTGAATTTTTATCCCTATTTTCGAACACTTCATTTATTTATTAATAACATTTGTTTTCAAATACTTATAATAATAAATTACTTTATTGTAATATAGTGGATGAACAGCTCACCACAACTTTATCCGGTAATCTTGTCTGATTATCGATGGAATCCAAGAGGTTTAGTAGTTTGTCGAGATGACCAACATAACACGGGATCGCAACTCCTATTTTCATATTGTTCAAATATGAATATAATTTTTACACCTTTGCGCATTGAAAATGCCCAAAGTAACCGGTCCATTCTCACTCATTACTACCCATTTTCCTCTGGAAAATGGGCGTTTTGAATGAGAAATGGTGTAAATCAGTTTTGACTAAATAGTCAAATAACATCCTCGCGCAAATGTTTCACTTGGTACATACAACGACAATTTGTTTGATATGTAAGCATTTGTTACATTTGGACAAGCAAATGCAGACCAACAAAACACACAGTCTTCTTTACCAATTCCAGATGGTCCTTCATCAAATTGGACTTGTTCGAATATTTCTCTTTTGATACTAACTTGAGAGTGGTGTATGAGATCATGAGAATTCCAAATGGTATGGCGTATGCAACCACTTTCACACTGACGCAAACTATTGTATGAAATATTACATGAATCGTATAGAGCGAATTGGTTTTGTGCTATTTCAAAATTATGAAGAACAATATCGGCTCCTCCCCATAATGCTTGTTCAATAAATTCGATACGTTGTGGATGCATCACATCATCTGCATCAAAAAATGTAATTATATCAGTGTCTAGATGTCGAGCAGCAATATTGCGATTCTGGGAAGGATTTTTCATCAATGGTTCGCAAATAATATGTAATTCAAATTTGTATTTGGGGAATTCAATAGGTAACTCGAAAGTAGAAGAACAACTTACCACAACTTTGTCTGGTAGTCGGGTTTGATTGGCAATAGAATCTAATAAAACATGCAATTGATTAATATGTCCAATGTAACAAGGAATTGCAACACCAATTCGCATATATTTTATATACTATTGAACCTTTAAGTTAGTGCGAACTTACACCTTTTAACATTTCAAACGCCGATTTTTATTTACACCTTTTCTCATTTGAAACGCCCATTTTTTACAAACTTATATTTGTAAAAAATATTTAAAAATATACTGTGTTTATAGTCTAAATGGAAACAAACGATTATATAAAACAATTAGAAGAAGAGGTTGAAACATTGAAGAATAAATTAAAGTCATATACTGCTCCTTCACGCAGTAAAACTTATTACGAAAAACACAAAGAACATGTTAAGCAAAAGGTAAGAGAATACAAAGAAAAAACTAATTATGTTTATGAAGTTCCACCTGAAAAGAAAAAGGAATACGCAAGAACGGCATACTTGAATAAAAAGGAAAAAATAAAGAAAGAGGAAAAGGAAAAGGAAAAATCTACAAACGGGTTGGTTTAGGGATTATATAAGTTCTGCGTTAAAACTTATATAAATATAATCTTTGTATAGAATATAGAATGGGGAAAAAGAAGAAGTTGAAAGACGAATTCAAAGAGTATATGAGAAAACTAACGAGGTGTTGGATGGAAAACCAAAAAAGACCGAGTGAATTTACTCGCAAGCAATGTCTTTCACCTGTATTGGATGATACAGGAAAAAGTAAGACAATCGTTGTTAAGACCACATAGGTGGTTGAACGCGTAGCGTTCATATGCGACTACGACGCAAGCACAACTATTGATTTTACACTTTTTATTATTTTTTTGCCCTGTAAAATGGGCGTTTCAAATGAGAAAAGGTGTAATATAAAATATATAAAAATCGGCGTTTGAAATGTTAAAAGGTGTAAATGTTAAAAGGTGTAAATGTTCAATGGTGTATAAAAGTTGATTTGGCTCCACCTTTCCCAAAGGTGGATCTAGATATCCAAGCTCACAGTGTTGCTGGCCGACTTCTTGCGCCTCCCACTGCGCTTCGGCATGTTGCCGTCGCTCTGCATATCCTTCAAATCGCTTATGCTGATGGTGCTGCTGTCATTCTGACCTTGCTGTTGTTGTTGTTGTTGCTTCGCCGGTTCCTGAATATTGATCGTCTTCGTCTTAAGTCCCGATAGAATATCGGTAATGTCACTGGGTCCCTTCATCTCCGGTCTCTTGGTCTTTTCGCGCATGCTTATACCGTCGTCATTGAAATTGCTGCGACTCATATTCAGGTCCGGGCGATTGGCGTAGTTATTGTTTCCTGGACGATTCATCTGTGGCGGTGGGGCAGTCGCCCCTTGAGTCGCCATCGGGGGCGGCGGACCAGCACCAAACGAGGGTGCCGGCTCCGGGTTCATCATATTGCTCATAAATCCCGAGAATCCCGGGCTAGACTGCGACATGGAATTGACGGCCGCATTCTGGAATGAGCGCATCAGGTCCGGATTCTGACGCAGAATGTCGTCCATACCAGGCATCGCACTCTTGAACATAGTGTTCGTCATATGCACCATCATCGCACTGCCTCCGAGCTGGAACAGCAGCTTGAGCTCTGGCGCCATGGATGCCTTAGATTTGTATTTGTCGTGGAGCTCGCCGAAGATCTCATCATAATCTGTAATATTCTCATTGATTTGGTCGCTCCATCCATCGATCTTGATGTCGAACGGATCGAACCGACCGTTTAAGAACTCGATTCCATTGATGGCAGCCATCAACATATTCCCCTGAAACTTGACAGAGTTCTGACGAGATTTCTCATCCATTATGGTCTCATACTCACCCTGCATTTCAGTCAATGACGACTCCATCGAATACTTCTTCGTGAGCTCAACACCCTTCTTCTCTAAAGCCTCTAGCTTTCTGAGGATCTTGAACTTCTCTCGAAGCATCTCCTCCTTGGACATCTGCGGACCAGCAGAAGAGACCTCCTTGTCAGGGTTCATAGGGATATTGTTGAACTTTCCATATCCATCCCAAGTCTTCGTTGAATCAGCAGCATCGGCGGTGGATTTTCCAATAGATGGAGGAGCAGTATCATTATTGTCGCTAAACCTTACAGATTGTTTCTCATCGTAATTAAATAAATCTGATTTCGCACCAAACCTCATAGAAGCTGGGGCGTCATCAACTAAATCATTCAATTCATTTTCTAAAGTATTCAGATCGTCCAGGTTAATATCGCTATTTGGACGCCCACCATTTTCTTTGACACGGTCGTTCATCAGATATTCGAGCCCGCCTCCAAAGTTTGTTCCTTTCTTTGAGCCAAAATCATTCCCCATATCTAGTTCTGAAATTTCAATCATATCGTCCATTCGTATTTATTAATTAGAACATATAACTTTATATTTTACGAGGGTCTAAATATATATCCACCTTTTCCACTTTTAGAAAAAGTGGAGCAAAACAGAGAACCTAGGTTCTCCGTACCTACCTCTCCTGTAATCGATTTGGCTCTTGCTTCGCTTTAACGCTTTCCCAAAGGTGGATTATAGTGACCGATCACCTATAAACCACATTCCCTGCAAGAACGAATCAGCCAAATCATCTTGTTTCTTGTGCTTGTCAAAGTATTCGATTTTAGCAGTGAAACCATTATTCGTAGTTAAGTATTCCAGACATTTCTTTATACCTAACTGCTTTCGGGCTTTGTAACTTGATTTATCCTTTTCATCACAATCCTTCAATTTGTTGGAGGCGGCCACGAACTCGATTTTATCTACAGCAACATCGCTCATTATAAAGTATTGTGCAATCATTCCCTGTATTGTCTTCATGCGATTTGCAATTGGACTGATTTGGTTCTCGATGATAACATAGTCAATAATATTTTCCTGAGAGAATAATTTGTCGAATTTATGTTTGATGTTGAGACCAATGCTGATGAGATTGACTTTGGAGGCGTTTGTTTCGTGAATCGGCTGAAAGCAATTGTTTTCGACATGATCGTTTATCAGATCTACCAATTCTGCTTTCTTTGCGCAAGGGTCATATGCAATATCATGTTTGTCGGCGAGTTCTTTCAATTGTTGGATCTTTCGTTTGCTGATACTTTTCAAATCGGATGTTGGAACTTTATATTGCTGCTTCTTCGAGTGTTTCAAGCAGAAACATTGTCCATTCTTTTGGAATTTTGCGGGTTTATCACAACAGTCCCCCTTTTTATCTGAAAATCCGCAAATAACAATGTCTCTCTCTGAAACATTGACAGAGTCCCACTGGGTTACCTGGTATAAATCGGATCCAGCCGGTTTTTCGAAGAGACAAAACGCAAGATTCTTAATTCCAACATCGATACTCAACACTTTCATTTCTATACACCATTGAAGATTTAAAATGGGACGATTTACCGCCGACAAAATAAAAATCAAGTGTGTAAATCAATAAGTTGCGCTTCCACAATTGTGGTCTTAACAACGATTGTCTTACTTTTTCCTGTTTTCTCTAAAACAAGTGAAAGACATTGCTTGTATGTAAACTCACTTTGTCTTGTTTGCATATTCATCCAAGACCTTATTAGCCATTGGTATTACTATTATGTGAATATATTTATGTTTGTTTTCAACAAAAATATATTTTATTACTCAAAAATCGTCCCATTTTACACCTTCAAGGGTGTAATACCAAAGTATAAAATTGGTATTATATTGTTTTTATTGTGAATTATTTTTGAACAAACATCGAAGGGTTAATCGACGGTGAAACCAAACGCAGGCTGAGTTGTTCTCTTGTCAAATACGGGTTCTTCAGATCACTCGAACGATAACCGAATCCGGGATTCTGGGTATCAAACGACGACTTGTACATGAAGGGAACATTTTTCGAAGGAGTGTTGGATGTAACAGTGTTCGGATCTAAACCAAGATCGTAGCACGCCTCTGCCGAATTATACTTCATAATCTGGAGACCATTGCGCTGCATATACTGACGATAGTCCCAATTGGTTTGAATCCCTTCTTTTTTTTGAATGCGATCATTTACTACCGCCTCCGGCTGCCAAGAAGCCCAGTTGCGTCCGTCCGCCATTATTGGTGGGAAATTGAAATGTATATTATTAGATCCAGAATAACAAGTAGCGTAACTCATTTTATACTAGATAAAGATAAAATAAAATATTCTATTCAACACCAAGTACTTTAAGCAGGTCCGGCTTCTTCATTCGAGAGGTGTCATCTGTAATGCCTTTTTCAGCAACAATGGTTCGTAGCTTTCCAATGGGAAGTTTTTTGTAATCGACTATCGTCGGTTCTTCTAAATGAATCGATTTCAAATCGAACATTTTTATTTCTTCGGCATTGTTTGTTTCTTTATCATCTTTGGACGACAACGACCTTAAGTCATCTTCATCTAATAGATCGTCTGCATCATATTCGCTATTATTATCATCATCGCCATCACTAACGAGTTCAATTGGTTGTAACAATGTTAAAATCTTTACATTTTCTCCAAATTCAATAACATTATTCTCGTACTCCCCATTATCATCATCGTTGTCGTCATCCTCATCGTCATCATCCTCGTCATCGTCATCATCCTCGTCGTCGTCATCATCATCAATAACGATATCATCATCATCATCAGAAACACTTACCAAATCGTCATCATCATCATCATCTCCTTCATCATCTGCTTCTTTATACACCATCATATTATTTTGATACATTTGCTTAACAATATCATCTGTATGAGACCCACCGCCACTCTGAATGTGTCTCTTCATCATTTGAACTTCTTCCGTAAGAGAAGAAACTAAACTCAACATAGAAGAAATCTTATGGTTCTGTTCTCTAGCTTTACTTTCAAAGTATGCAAATAATAATGCGCAACACAAAATCAATACTCCTAAAAATAGTAGAGTTGTAGAATTAAAAAGGGATAGGGGATTCATTACAAAACATCTATATAAAATTTATTATTGAACTAACGAATCAATAATTGCATAATTTTATCTACATCGTCCAAAATGACGGCCTGTTGGATTATTTCTGAGGGAGCTATCTTGAATGGAGTAATTTGTTGTGTTATCTGTTCCATTTGTGTATTCGTTAATTCGCCGAAAATCATTGTGAGAATGTCAATAATAATGCATTGTCTATTTTATCCGGATAATTGGATGTATTAGAGCGTCCATTTTTTGTTACAGTGTTATGCTCTGAGAAGTATTTTTGAATTCAATCATTTTTTTTGTGCAAGTATTGTTGATTATCTCTGCAGGGTAATTCATATCGCACAACACACTGATACCGCCCTTCACCTTTGAAATCCCCTTATCTAACTTGTAAGTGTACTCGATCTTGTTGCCTCTCTTTTTAGCAATCATTTGATGGTTTGAAATGCTCGCATTTTTATTCAGCTTCTTGCACACCTTCACGAAGTGAGTCGTGAGAATGCACGATAGATTCTTGTTCTTTGTAAGATAATCCATGAATGCGGTCGCACTGGATACTGCTTCATCCGGATTCGTTCCGGAATACAATTCGTCGAACGCGCAGAAATGACCGTCTGATTTGTTCGCATCCACTAGATCCAATATCTCCTTGCATCTCCGAGCTTCTGCTTGGAACAAGCTGTCTCTGCCCGAAGTGTCCGGAATGTTCAAATAGCTGTGAATGTATTTGTAAGGTTTCAATTCTGCTGAGTCGTAGAAACCACATCCGAATTGTTGCGTCAAAATGATGTTGATGAGAGAAGATTTGAGAATCGTCGTTTTACCCGATGCATTCGGACCAGTGATGATCATATTCTTCTTGAATTTGATGGTGTTTTTCACTGGCGCAGAATCTTTCAAACAAGCGTAATAATTGTTGGTAATTGCCGATTTCTTGTAATCATCGATGAACTCCGAGTAGTTGATCTTTCTCTCTTCGATGTTAGTTTGAAGTCCTAAAATGCAATCAACATAGCCGTTGAACCCAAACGAATAGAGGAACGCTGCGTTGTATGTAGGATCTTCATATAATTGATAAAAGCATTTTAAAACACGACCAATTTCCAGGATCTTCTTGTAATTTGTGAGTCTGTATTCAGATATTCCACAAATTGCTTGTTTGAACTGCAACAAAACGCCCATTTTATCTCGTAACACTTGGTTGAATGACACGTGAGTTATCAGTTTGGAAGAATGCACAAGATAGTTGTTCATAGATGTCGTTGTGTTGTCCAAATATATTTCTGTCTCTTTCAAGAACTGATGTATTTTATACATATTATTGTTGAAACGATAGCACACGAGTATATTTTGATATATCGAAAACACATAAAACGCAGCCGAGAGTAACATATACACTCTCTCGTTGATCGATACATCGTTGAATTTTGTGAATAGCTTACCGATAGCATGATTCGAAACAATCACCTTCAATACTGTTACATACTCAGACATTGTGAGATTTAAACCCTTCAAACGGATGATGAAGAAGGGGATTATCATCAAGATGATTGGAACAAAGAGAGAAATAACGGGGGATGCCATATTATACACGCTCATCATCTCCAAGAATAATTCTGATTTATTCAAATACTCTAACAATGGCCAATCCAAGTAATAATATTTCTCTTTGAACCCAGTATCTGCTTTGATTTCTTTCCATATATCAAGCATCTCTTTGTAATTTACCGAACCTCTAGCAGGTTTATATGATTTCAAGAGCGTTTGATTGTCCTTCAGAAAATCAGTGTCTGTAGTGTAATATTGACATAATTGTGGTGTCACATTTATCGAGAGTTCTTTATTGGTATTGAAACAGTATGAATAAATTGGATTGCACGACGCGTCAATCGTTTGAACGAGTTCCAGATCGTCGATTATATTTTGCTTTAATTCCATTCGCTTTGGATTGTAATAAATCGGCGGTCTAAAATGTTCATTAACATTTTCAAGAGATGACATTTAGTATATTGTAGAAATATATTACATGTTATTATACGAATCCAATCCACTTTTTCCAAAAGTGGAGCAAAATCCACTTTTGGAAAAAGTGTAGCAAAATCTATTTTAGGAGAACCTTGGTTCTCTGCTTATATTTTGTGCAGAAAATCCAGGTTGGCAGGCATCTCGCGAATCTCACACGAATAATATCCCTCGATCTCCTTAAGCTTCGTTATGTCTCGCCTCGTAATAAAATTAATACCTACACCCTTTCTCCCCCAACGCCCGCTTCTTCCGATCCTATGCAAATAAGTATGGACATCCTTTGGGACATCGAAATTAATCACGATACTGACCTGTTGAATATCAATACCGCGAGCAGTGACATTGGAAGAAATCAAAACGCGCGACTTGCCATTACGGAAATCGGAAATTGCAGCTTCGCGAGAAGGCTTGTCCATACTGCTGTGAATACAACAAACCGGAAAATCATCCTCTCGCATCGCCTCATATAGGTCAGCAACCCGCTTGACGCTGTTGCAATAGATGATACACTGCGAAACAGTCAAATATGAAAAAATATGTTTCAGTGTCGCATACTTCTGACGATCATCCTCGACTGCAACATAGAACTGTGAAATACCCTCAAGAGTCAGTTGCTCGGCCTTGACACAAATACGCACAGGGTCACGCATCAACTTGTCGGTAATCGCAAAAATATTGGGTGGCAAAGTTGCACTGAAGAGAGCCACCTGGATGTCATTATTGAAATTCTGGAATATACCATAAACCTGCTCCTTGAATCCGGACGAGAGCATTTCATCGGCTTCATCGATGATGACCAACCGAAGATTCTTACAAGAGAATTTATCGCGGCGGATCATATCGAAGACACGCCCGGGACAACCGCACAAAATATGAGGAACATTTTTACTGGAAAAACCGTTGCTCTCTTCGACGATCGAGCCTCCAAACGCGGTTTGAACCTTGAGTCCGGGCATCATGCATCCAATACTCTCGAACACCTTTGCAGTCTGCATCGTCAGCTCTCTCGTAGGGGAGAGAACCAGAACTTGGGTGTTCTGCTCGCTGAGTCGAAGTGTGCTGAGAGCGCCGATGGAAAATGTAGCGGTCTTCCCAGTCCCCGATTGAGCTTGACCAATGATGTCCTTTCCAGAAATAATTGGACGAATTGCCTTTCGCTGGATGGGACTCGGCTTCTCGTATCCATATGCATAGATACCCCTCAGGATGTTCGGATCAATATCGAGTTCATCCCAAGAACTGATCTCGTATGAAGAATCAAATACATCTTCCTTGTTACTAGCTGCGTTGTTTAACTCGTTTTCAGTTGTCATTATATGTTAGTAAGATTAAAAGTGTTTAAGTGTATTTCAAAATATTTATATAATATTTAAAAAAATTGATATAAATGCATCGTCTAGATAAATGATTATACACATAAACATGGCAATAACACTTAAATACACCCTAAAGGATTTTAATGACATCGCATTTAACGGGTTCAATTTGGTCTTGTCAGACGATGTTATTCGAGTCATTTCTGGATTGGCGCAAGAAGTTGGTTCGCCTGATTATGTGAAAACTCCCGTGTTTAAGAAAAGAGAGAATCCAATGAAGATGGAACAGTCTTCTTCATCGTCGAGCCTTAAGAAGAAGAGGGGTAATAAAAATATGGAGGCTTTGAATGACGACGAATGGGGCGCAGTTCGTTCATTCCAGACCACGAAGTTGGAGGATAAGGTCGGGCTTGATGCAAAGATAGACATGATTCGATCACACCTAAACAAGATGACAGACAAGAATTATATCGACATGAGAAATAAGATAATTGATATGATTGATAGTATAATTGTGGATAATGTGGATACTGACGATATGACGCGTGTGAGCGGTATTCTCTTCGATATCGCATCTACGAACCGATTCTTTTCAAAGATTTATGCTGACTTGTATTCGGACTTGATCATTAAGTATGATGATATGAAGACGATATTTGAGGTTAGTCTTAATAAATTTACGGATTTGTTTGAAACGGTTGAATATGTTGAATCGACAGTTGATTATGATAAGTTCTGTCGAATTAACAAGGACAACGAGAAGAGGAAGGCGTTGAGTGCATTCTTTGTGAATTTAATGAAGAACAATATCATTACAAAGGAGAAGATTGTCGATATCACGAGGAACCTTTTGTGTCAGTTGTATTCGTTGATTTCAGTTGATAACAAGAAGAACGAGGTCGATGAGCTGACTGAGAATATTGCGCTTCTCTATAAGAAGGATTTATATGAGATTGTAAAGTATGATGTGATTGATGGAATGACGATTCCTCAGCTGATTGACAAGCTTGCACACTGCAAGACTAAAGATTACAAGAGTTTTACTAACAAGGCGATTTTCAAGTTTATGGATTTGATTGAAATGTAGGGTTTTTATGAAATTTAATTTACACATACTTAAATATACGATGATAATATTGAATAATGAACAATACTACAGACAATGAAAATATTTATTTTTGTATATATGATGAGACTGTTGTAAGTAATACAGAGTTAGATATATCGCAATTATTGGGGGATATTGATACGGTTTCAGATGATCACAAGAGTTCGATCATGCTGAACTATCAATTGAACATGACTGTTCGAAATCTATTGCAGATATGTGATTATTATGGAATTGCCAAAAGTCTGAAAACAAATAAATGTACAAAGGATGAGATAATATGTTTGTTGGTTGATTTTGAAGAAGATATTGAAAATTACGAGATTGTTTCAAAGCGTCGGTTGATGTGGTTTTATATGGGGGAACTGAAAAATGATAAATTAATGAAGAAATATATTTTCTGGTAATTTTTCAATTATTTTATGTTGATAACAACAATATAAAATATCGACATAGAATATATTTATGGTATTATCAAAAATAAATAAAGATGTCAGTTATCCTGAATTAAAAAGCGTAGATCCAGGTGATTTGAAGTTGGAAGCCAACTTGTATCAAATGGATGTATTAGGCGAGGATGTTATTGTAGCTGTTGGAAATGCCAAGACCACATTTGAAGAGCATGATATAATTTTCTTTCCTATATATTTAGTGAAAAAAAATGACAAGGTCGTTCAAATAGGTGTATTTGAAGTGGAGTCAGATAAACCTATGAAAATGATGGATGATAAAAATAACTTGGATATAAAACAGTTCGATGAACCTATTATTTACACTTTTGTTACCAAGGAAATGATTCGTAAGAAGAAAAAGTTTCCAGAGGTTTCATTAGTGAAAAAGAAGATTGTTACAGAAATATTGGAAGAAGTTGTTTCTAACGAAATCCCGAGAGAACGCAAAGACACTTTCATTTTGACACAGGGTGCGCACATACCTTCGCTATTGCCCGAGGAGTCTGAGGAAGATGCAAAAAAAATCAAACATTTATATAAAGAAGAAGGTGTTGGCAATTGGGTGGAGAAGTATATGAAAAATAATAATTACTCCGTTGTGGAAAGTGAAGTTAGTCGGAGTGACGGCGGCGATTATTTTTTTGCCGCTCTTCGAGATGCATTTTCGAATATAGCACAACAGACATCCATAATGAAATTGCGAAAGCGGTTATCTGACGAAGTGGATGATGAACTTTTTTCAAGTTACAATGAGTTATACAAAATGCACCACGAGAAGATATTGTCAGAGACTAACGAGATCAAAGAGTTAAAGGGGCAGTATGTTACGATGCAAGGTAAATTTGCAAACACTTTGGACCGTGGAGAGAAAAAGGAGTTGTCTGATGCCGCAACAAAAATAAAGGAGGAGCATGATCAAATGGTGAAGGATAAAAAAATTACCAATCAACTGTTGGATGAATTCAAATTTATGAAGGGGGTTGAAACGCTCGAACAATTACAGAAAAAAATCCGGACTAAGGATTACTGGCCCGACGCATGGGCGATTTCTAGATTGGAACGCATATTAAATGTGAAAATTATAATACTTTCAAACGACGATTATAAAAATGGTGATATGAAGAATGTGTTAAAGTGTGGTGATTTGAATGACTCGATACTTGAAAATCGTGGTGTTTTTCAACCAGAATTTTATATTATGCTCGATTATTTACCAGGTATTCATTATAAAGTGATTGGTTACAAGAAGAAGCTTATATTCAAGTTTTCTGAAATACCCTACGATGTCAAGAGAATGATTGTTGATAAGTGCATGGAAAAAAATGCAGGTGCATTTGCATTAATACCAGATTTCAAGAAGTTTAAGGTTGATAGTAATAAATCCAAACCGAAATCAACTACGGATCACGTGTTTGAAGAGCAATATGATGAACTTTCTGATGTGAAATTAAGAGGGTTGTATGACGATGATATCGTATTTACGATCTATGCAAAATCAAATGACAAACCACTTCCTGGAAAGGGGTCAGGAGAAAAAATACCCGTGAAACTAATCCGCGAGGAATTCAGTATGCTGGCACAGATTTCAGAGTGGCGCAAACGATTGGATCGTTCATGGAAACAAGAATTCAAAGTGGATGGGAAGAGATGGACAAGCATAGAGCACTACTATCAGGCGAATAAATTCAAGAAACATAATCCGGCATTTTATGAAACATTCACACTTGATTCGGACAGTGAGTTGTCGAAAGATGTTGATATGGCAAAGGCTGCTGGAAGTAGGTCTGGGAAGTTTAAGGGAGAAACAGTTCGTCCAGAAGGTGTTAAAATAGATCCAGATTACAGCGATGCAAAATACAAGAAGGACATCTATAATGCGCAGCATGCAAAGTTCTCTCAGAATGATGAATTAAAGAGGATTTTAATGGCTACAAACAATGCAAAACTGACAGAGCATGTGAAGGGACTACCGCCAATCGTGTTAGACGATTTGATGATGATTCGCGATAAATTTAAACGGGATGTGAGAGAATAAAATATTGTTATATTGTAACAAATGAAATTCACGAAACATAGCAAGCAGTTAATGTTATTTTTCAAAAACAATATGAACTATACACACCAGACAGATAAAACAGATAGCATTGTTCTTGAGTTATACGATGACATTATGAGCGCTTATCAATATATGAACCAAACAAAGCAAAAATCTGAGATTTATAAAGGGGTCGTCAAAGATATTTCCAATGTCTCTCATATTACACGACCCAAAACATTCAAAACGAGTGATATACCGGAAGAAGTTGTCAAACACATCGACAAATTATCTTCTTCGGAAATAACATATTCATTTTCATATTTAGAGAGAAAATACCAAATCCATTTCATCACAGAAGATAAATCGTCGCAAATAGATATGCATGTTTATAATCAATATCTAGATGCAATCCTAATGTGGTTGTTCATTCTAAATAAATATGCATCCAAACAGTGCTCAAATACGCTTTCGCTCTATATTTATATGACATCTCTCACAAAACAATTGCCCGATTCAAATAAACATGTATTGAATGCAAATAATGTGAATACCGCCTTCACATGGGGTTGTCCAGTGGATTCGGAAATTGTAATTTTCAGGAAAGAAGAATGGTTCAAGGTGTTTATCCATGAATCGTTTCACAGCTTTGGACTTGATTTTTCTAGTATGGATACGACGGCTAGTACAAAATACATACTTGGAATTTTCAATGTGAATTCTAAAGTGAATTTATTCGAATCTTATACTGAGCTATGGGCAGAGATTATTAATTTATTATTTTGCTCATTTATGTCGCTGAAGAACAAGAAGGATATCAATGAAATGTTGAATACATTTGAAGAACTGATTAACTACGAGAGAAGCTTCAGTTTTTTCCAACTGGTAAAGACGCTCGATTTCATGGGACTCGATTACAAAGATTTATATTCAACAACGAAGCAAAATCGTATTTTAAGAGAGACGTTATACAAAGAAGATACAAATGTATTATCGTATTATATCATTAAATGTATCCTGTTGAATAACTATCAAGGGTTTTTGGCATGGTGTGACAAGAACAATGATACGATCTTACAATTCAAACACACTCCCGCAAATCAAATAGAGTTCTGCCGTCTTGTCGATAAGAATTATAAAACATCCAGTATGCTTGATGGAGTATATAAAGCGGAGAAGCTGTTTTACAATAAAAATACGAGACATAAGTTTATATTGTCAAACATGCGAATGACTGTTGCAGAGCTCGGATAAAGAGAGAATCTAGTTGCTAAACTTGTCGTTTCTTTGCAAAAAAGTGGATTAAGAATAAAAATTGAATCATTTAAAAAAAATCAGATTGTGAAATACATATATAAACAAGAAAAATGGGTATCCGGAATTTGAATCGGTTTTTAAGGGAGCAGTGTGCGGATGAAATACGAGTAACGCCTTTATCACACCTTTCTGGTAAGAAGATCGCAATCGATATTAGCATTTACATGTATAAATTTGCATCAGACGGAGTTTTACTCGAAAACATGTATCTTATGTTAGGCATGTTTCGTTACTACAACATAATTCCAGTATTTATATTTGATGGAAAGCCTCCAACTGAAAAAATGGAACTCCTACAAAAGAGAAGGGAGGATAAGATGGAAGCCAGAGATGAATACGATAAACTGAGTGCATCGTTGAAGTTGAATCCTGATATGGAAACAAGTGAAAAGCAAGAGATTTCCAACACAATGGACATGCTAAAGCGGACATTTGTATATATAAGCAAGCATCAGACCCAACAAGTGAAGGAGCTAATACGCGCATATGGCGCGACATACTATGACGCACCTGGAGAGGCAGATGAGCTGTGTGCATTACTGGTCGTTAAAAAGAAGGTGTGGGCTTGTATGAGTGAAGATATGGATATGTTTGTTTATGGATGCACGAGAATTATAAAATATCTCAGCTTGCTCAACCATACTGTTGTATTGTATGATTTGGCAGAGATTCTAAACAAGTTGGGTATTAGCCATATACAACTACGAGAAATTTGCATTCTGTCTGGCACAGATTATAACATGTCATCGAAAGAGAAGTGCGAACCACCAACGCTACATACCACACTAAAGCTATTCAAGAAATACATGAAGAGCACTCGCGAAGATGATGATAGAAACAATGGATTTTATGTTTGGTTGCTACAAAACACAAAATATATAAATGATTACGAACTGCTAAAAAAAATAAACTGTATGTTCGATCTTACAACATCACATGATAATATAAAAATGTTCGAAAACATAAAAATAATGAATAGTAATATATCGATTGATGTAATACACAACATTCTAAAAGAAGATGGCTTCTTCTTCGTATAGAATATAATATATATATTTTATAAATTAATATTTAGATATATTTTTTTGTGTTGGTAATATGACAAAAAAAGTTTGGTATGCTCCAAATAAGAAAGAGGCTTATGGTGATAGAGAAATAAATGCAGTTGTCGAGTGTTTAAACGATGGATGGTTAAGTGGGTTTGGTCCGAAAACGGTAGATTTTGAGAAAAGGGTTTCATCATCCTTTGGAAAAGAGTACGGACTATTTGTGAATAGTGGATCTTCAGCGATTATACTTGGGTTGTCTGCATTGAACCTAACCCCAGGCGATGAAGTTGTGACCCCTGCTTGCACATTTGCTACAACTCTTGCACCTATTTTACAATGCGGGTTGAAACCTGTTTTTTGTGATGTCGAATTGAAAACATATGTTCCTAGCGTTGAACAGGTGATGGCGTGTGTTACCGATAAGACCAAGGTAATATTGTTACCTAATTTAATTGGTTCAAAGCCAGATTGGGCAGCTCTGCGTTCTAAGACAGGCTTGATATTATTCGAAGATTCCGCAGATACGATCACATATACCAAGGAGACTGATATTTCAACGACTAGTTTTTATTCGAGTCATCTCATAACAGCTGGTGGTTCCGGCGGTATGGTGATGTTTAACGATGATAAATTATTGAAGAGAGCCACTATGTTTAGAGATTGGGGGAGAATTGGCGATAATTCGGAGGATATGTCAGAACGATTCTGTTTTCAAATCGACGATATTCCATACGATTACAAATTCTTATATGGTGTTGTTGGTTACAATATGAAATCATCCGAGATGAATTCTGCATTTGGTCTAGTTCAGATGGATCGATTAGAGGAAATTCGTGCTTGTCGCAAACAAATGTTTAACCGCTATATGGATAGATTGAAGGATGTGAATGTCATTGTTTTGCCCGACAACAAGTTCAATTCTGATTGGCTTGCAATTGCATTCATGTATGAGAAGCGCCATGAATTGTTGCAGTTCCTAGAAAATAATAATATCCAAACCCGTGTTTGTTTTTCGGGAAATATCACTAGACACCCTGCGTATCGCGAATTCTTTCAGGAATTTGCGAATTCTGACAAAATCATGAAGGATGGTTTTTTATTGGGCGCTCATCATGGAATGACAGTTGATGATGTAGATTATGTTTGTGATAAGATCATTGAATTTGTCACGACTCGTGTGTAAGTGTAACTCACTGGTAAGTGATGAACTAACCATTTTTTGAAATATACTTTTGGATGCAATCATCCACAGCATGTTTTATATCAGACACATTATATTTTGCGATCTTTCCAATTGACAGCAGAGACGATGATTTGTTATTGGATTGAATAGGTGTGATTTCATATGAGTGCTTCTTGTATGAAGTATATGTTTGCAATATATCGATTAATGAAATATCTCCCTTATTCACCAAATTACATACCCCTTTATTGTTTGTGTCGTCTTGTATCATGTCGATCAAAACAGGTATGAGTTCATCTAGATATGTGATTGTTATAGTATTGTTCTCTATATTTTTGAATCCTAGTAGTTTGGTAATCAAGTTTTTGTTGGACGCATTACTGCTAATAGGATAGTTGATTCTGACATGCAATACATTTTTATATTGCTTCATCAAGTTTTCCAAGTAAATGCGACACAAACCATAAAAGTTACCAGTATAATTGCCTTCTTCTTCTTCACTGTAATATTTATCATTTTTGAAAATAACTCCCGAACTAATGACAGTTAAATGTATGTTTCTCTCGTTGCACAATTTGGCAAGAGACAATTGATAGGTAACATTCGTCTCGATTGTCTTTTCCCGATTCGTTTCGCACCAAGAGATGTTTGGAACACCGGTGATTCCAGCACTGTTGATGACATACTTTGGACGAATTATGTTCAGTTCATTCTCTATTTTACCGACATCTTCCAATCTGGCACTTGATTTACAAAAGGTTTTATTCAACCGCGTTAATTCATCTACAATGATCGAACCAATGAATCCGTTACCTCCAAATATTAGAAACTCTGGAGTCGGTTCTTGAACGACGATAAATTTTGAATTGGCATCTTTTTCTGATACAATGATTAAGTCATCGCTTACGGGTAGTGAAATGTTAAGTGAAGGGTCCTTGTAATTTACAAAAACAGTTTTCGATTGATCATAAACACCCGAAAAATGATAAACAATAACTGAATTTTCTTCTAATGATAAAAATCCGTGACCATGATTACTCTTGACATGCAGTTGGTTGATCGTCAACGGTGTTAGTTCAGTATAAATTGGTATCAAATAATCGGGTTCTCCCTTGTTCAAATTAACTGTGATATCTAATACTCGACCAGAAACACATGTTACCAACTTTTCAAAGGTCTCCGAATGGATGCCGCAAAATACATTTTTTCGGTTGATACTAACAGTGCATTCCTTTGCATCAAAACTGTTACTCTTGATTGGAAAAAAACGAGTACCTCTATTATCCGAAAATATACTTTTCATTTATTATAACATAGATATATCAAATACTTTTATATTTATATTATGACTTTAGGTTTTATTTTTTCAAGACACGTGAACTCAGAAAAAACAAACAACTATTGGAAGGAATGTATCAATCAGATTCGAAAGTTCTATCCTACGAACGAAATCATTATTGTCGATGATAATAGCAATTACGATTTGATAGATGACACTAATGTAGATCTAACAAATTGCAGACTTATACAAAGTGAATATCCCCAGAGAGCAGAGTTGTTACCGTATTATTATTATTACAAACTAAAGCCATTCGACAAAGCAGTTATATTGAGTGATTCTACTTTCATACGATCAAAGATTGTAGATGAGAATATCACAGACGATGTCCGTTTCTTATGGTCGTTTCATTCATTTATCAAGGAAAATATCGAATTGGAAAACGAGTTAATGCGAAAGTTGAATCATAGTGAAAAATTAATCGAGATATACAATAACGAGTCGTTATGGAAAGGTTGTTTTTCGGTTCTTTCTATGATTAGCCACGATTTTTTAACCCGTCTTGTTGAAAAATATAATTTTTTCGTGTTATTAGACCATATTAAATGTAGGCTTGATCGCATGTGTTTAGAACGAGTCTTCGCCATTTTATGTCATTGTGAAGATAAGGAACTAGTAAATAAATTTCCACTTTGTGGTGAAATAACAGATAATCATTGGAGAATGGGTACATATACATACGATCAATATATAGAAGAAAACCAAAATAATCTACTAGATCATTATATGATAATTCGTGTATGGACCGGAAGGTAATATTCAAAAATATTATATGATTTATTCAAATAATATTTTATGGAACCCAGGGTAAAATTGGATGGTATATCCCATAATTCAGTGGAAATCTGCATACATTTAGACCACAATCCTCTATATGCGCTTTAAATAAACACTCTCCTGTTATTCGAACATCTCTCTCTAAGAGTGGAATTGTGTTTGAATATATATTCATATATTTTTTCATACTTGAGAAGTTTCCAATAGCGATTTGATCATTTATTCCGTACGCATCACAACTCTCTGGTATAAAAACGACTGAAGGATCACTACTGATAACGTTATCCCAATATATTGGTTCATGGTATTTTATATCAACGCGAGTGCATACAATGCAATCATATGTCGAACCTGTTTGTTTTACATGTTGTTCTAATAATGCGAAAACTCGTTCTTTGTTGATGAAATGGCAAGTCATGTTATGAATACTTGTTTCTCTCAACCTACCTCCAAGGTATTTAGAGAAATCAATCGGGTAAGATATTTTTTCATTGTTGCATAAAATTGGTTTATATAACTCGCGAAATTCTGATATATCAGAATCTGACTCTGAGTCGGATGCATAGAAAAAATCAAATGTATGTTCATGTCCTATATTTTCAATTATGTTAGAGTGATGTTCTCTGTAATTTAATATTCTTCCGTATAACAATACTGCAATATACATTTTCAGTAGTAATATAATATAAATTGTTTTTATCTTTTTATCTCGTTTTATCTTTTATCATAAATCTTCCTGGAACCGGACTAATCACAATTACATCAATCGCGCTTCCAAGGACTTGCCAGAAGAGGATATCAAATAATAGGTGCCAAGGCAATAAGTAACTTACATTTGTTAATAACCAATCACATGCAATGGTCTCTACTGCAAGAACCGTTGCAGTCGGTACGAATATATAGAGTAGGGTTGTCCTGCTATACGGAGTGAGCAAACCAAACGCCCCCTTGATTGTATAACTCAGTGCTAGAGACCCTGCAAATACTGTGAATATGACCGGCATGAGACCGAACCACGAGTACCCAAAAATGCTCATCATTGCCACTGTTATAAATGCGTTGAAATCTAAAATCCATCTTGACCTTATGGGTGTCGTTAGATCAAAGAATGAATACAGCAAAAGAAATGCAACGGCGATTGATATTTCTTGATTCATTACGATTCTTGGATTCGGTAACATATGCCCGCCAATCGAACTAATCGTCTGTAACCCAGTCTGGATCCAAAGAATATGTTTGATTTTATGTGCCCGATGATTATTCATTCGATTATCCAAAGAAGGTATGGTTTCGGGACTTATCGAACCAATCGCTAACAATAGGACAGGAACATACGGTAAATGCGCCATAGCAGAAGCACCCTGTGCCATGTAAGGCGTCACGACAAATGGTGTTTCACAAAATGGTAGGTTTGGTATCATCGCCTCCTCGAAATTTATGAATGGTTGAAACGACGCATATACTGCAAAAAGTCCGGATATAAAAAAGTATAAGTTAATGACAACCAACCACTTGTATTTGGGTTTGAATATGAAGTTAGAAGTCACCTCATCATAAAATGATCTGAAAAAATAAGACACATCACGATCGTTATGTTCGGTCTCATCTGTATCTATGCGCGGCCCATTCGATTGACAATTCGGAAAGAAAATATTTTGTATAAATGATAACATGATTACGATATATGGTCTCATATCTTTATATCAATTACACTGATCATCCATAGATGAAAATTATAAAAACACTTTTCCGGTTATGTCCATAATACAACCAGAAGACATTTGCGGAATCTGAGTAAAACCGGCACCCCTGAGAGATGAACGCATATTTTTTAATAAATCACACCAACTTATATTGGGTTGCAGACACTGCAACATTGACCAAGTCATCGCGCCTTGATATCTGTTATTGATGTCGGCATCAGCACTCGTTTGATTGTCGGTACATCCACTGATCAATAAAACATTGCCTTCAGTTTCGAGCTCTTTGTCATTTTCGGTAAATGTGTCGTAGTTCAAACTGTCTAAATATTGATATCTTAGATCAAGTATGGTTCCGCTGAAACAACTATCGAACATTGCAAACAAATTGACTCCATTCTTCAAATTGGCTTGTATAATTGCTTTCAGATCATCGTCGATGATTCCCTTCAAGTCGGAACTAATTATCATGTCATCATAACCACTGGCTTCATCGCCACTATTGTCGATCACATTTGAACCGTGACCACTATATAAAACAAACAAGAGGTCTCCACTTTGGGCATTTGCAAGGAGGTTTGTGAATTCACTCAGTATATTGTCTCTTGTGGGTTTGATAGGTGTTTCATCTGTAAGAGTAGTAATATTTGTAAAACCATAATCCGACTTCAATTTCAAGCTCATTGAATTTACATCATTGATGCAACCGTTCAGCTGATATGGCGTTCCTACATAATTAATTCCAATCATCAACGCCTTCTTGTTCGTGCAAGGCTCAATCACCTTAGGAACAAGTGCTTGGACGGCTTTAACATCAGCATCCAACTTGTTAGTCAGAATCAGAATCTGCTCCCTATACGATGTCATAAGTTTTTCAATTTGTTTCGCTTTAATTAAAGAACTAGATCGAGATACATTGTATATAAGGGTATTGTAATATTGAACAACCTTCTTACAGTTCAAGCTGTAAATGTTTCTTAAATTGATAATCCGTTTCATTTTGAAACTCTCAAAATCAGTGCTCATTTATATATGCAATTATAAAAAATCTACCTTTACACATTTTAAACGCCGACCCGTAGGGTTCGGCGTCTTTGAATGTCTTTAGGTAACAGTTACTTCGTGACTTCTAAATCTCCTTTTTATATTTTCAGATATTCGGCGAATACCGATATATTAAATCGGCGATTTAATTGTCCGAAGGTGTAAGAAAGGTGGATCCAAAATAAATTATTAGTTGATTCCACTTTTTGAAAGGTGGAATCAAACGATTTGACAAGTTGGGTTAGAGTTTGGCTCTAACTTTCTTAAAGGTGGATGGATTTAAGCAACTACAACATCCTTGTTCGCCTTGGCGAAGTGAGGACTCATGAAGCGCTGGAGGTTGAAGTAGGTGAGCTCATCGGTGGCATTGAGCTTGAGGAGAGCCGCAAGCTTCTTGTCGGGGTTGATCTTGCGTCCATTCTCCTTGTCCTGGAGGTTGTTTGTACGAATGTACTTGTTGATATCGCGGGTAACCTCCGTCCTAGCCATCTCGGATCCAGTGGGCTTGTCGAGGAACTTGGCTAGCTCGTCACTGATGAGCGTGGGCTTAACGAATCCAGAGGGGGCACGATTTCCGGACTTGCGCTTGCGCTTAATGCTCTGCTTCTGAGAAGCCTTGAGCTCACGAGACCACTTCTTCTCGAGGCTGCGATACTCGGTCTTGAGGGCAGAGATGAGGGACCCGAGCTGATGGAGCTTGGCAAGGAACTCAACCGACTGATCGGCAAGGGGCGCCTCGACATCAACGGGAGCGGTGGTAGCGGACTCGACCGCAACAGATGCGGGAGCAGCGACAGCCTTCACCTTCTTCTCCTTTGCGGGAGTGGCGGCGACGACGGAAACAACGGGGGCGGCGGAAACGGCGGCAGTAGAGGAGGCATCAATGGTCTTAGACTTGGAAGCAGGCTTGGTCATTTTATTATACATATCTATATGATTACTTTTTAAGTGATTTTAACGCAAATATTATATATTGTTACGATACTGTGGGGTCTTACTAAAATACGATTGTCCTAAAGATAAACAACTGAGTGGTATAACCAAGGAAGCGTCTCCGCGGCAGATTCATTTACTAAAGTTAGCGCGGCCAGGACATAATATGCTCCTAAAGATTTGCTATCTGTATTTATTCCATTATTCACGAATCTTTCCATGATCGTCAAAATAAAATTTCTTATATCGGTCATATCCGGACTGTTCTGAATATAGTGTAAATTAAGATTATAAAATGGTTCGCCGTGTGGGGGGCAAATGTTTCGTTTGATTTCATGATTCAATTGCGCTCGATATGAGAAAATATCATGAAGCTCTCTCACAAATTTTGCTAGATGATTTCTACTCAAAGAGAGAAACCATTGAGGGTCGCTGTAATTCCCTAAAGCATCAATTTTTTGGAAGAGATCAAGTGCTCTGAGTTCGACAGATTTAGTGGGTGAAATGATATCTGCCTCAATATTTAGGTCCAACACAATATTTAAACAGGCTGCAATTCGTAATATAGAGTTGAAGTTGGAAATGAGTGATTTTGGGAATCTTTTGCGATTGTATGGATTTGTCACAGTAGCTGTATTCTTTTCAATCAAATTGAAAAACGATACTATATCATAACCATAAATAAAACCATCGTCATCTCTGTAGCTTATGAAGTAAGCAAAATTAAGTTCAGACAGTGGCTCCATTGTCATAAAATCTGTGTCGTTTGTGCATAAAGTTCTATCCTTATATGCTGGACCATGTGCATTCATATATTTTCTAACAATGTACCCTCTCAGTATGCTCTGTATTTTTATACTTACAACTGTAAAATGCAAATGAGAGAAAATCCGAGCCAAAATGTCCTGCTTAGAACCAGATGTTTTCAATTTATATTGTGATGCAAACTTTTTAATTTCTACAAGCGGATGATTTATCTTCAATACATCAGTATAATTCGAACAAGTTGGGGGCTTGAGATCCGTCGCGTCTTTAGAGGATTTAATTGTTCCTAGTTCTGTCATCTTATCTTTTAACTTATATGAAATACGACTCATATAATCATTCACACAAGTGCGCGATAATAACACCTTCATATATTAGTAAAACATAATTACTGTTTGAATTGTTTTTGCAGAGTTATAATTTTCACTTGGTTGTTGTAGGGAGAATGTTAATATAAAAAAAAATTGAATTAAAGACAATGTCATAGTATATAGCATACTACTATAAAATGGCCGAGCGTATTACCGATTCAACCCAGCTTAATGTTAACACCCTTGTCTTCTGTGCCCCCAAGGCGACTGCACAGGGTGCCAAGTCTGTCAATATCCTGAACCCGACGACCAAGACTGGTCTCACGCTTTCAACTCCCCTGATGCTGACTTGGGGCGCCTCCGATTACAAGGCGGAGGGAGAGGAGAAGGGTAATGGAAAGTTTGAGATGTCGCTACAGTTTCCGAGTGACGAGTATGCCACGGAGGATACGACTGCCTTCCTTGAGAATATGAAGGCACTTGAAAATAAGATCAAGTCGAATGCGCTCATCTACTCGAAGGAGTGGTTTGGAAAGGTTCATAAAAGTTCAGAGGTGGTTGATGCGCTTTGGACACCATTGCTCAAGTATCCCAAGGACAGGGGCTCTGGCGAATATGATTATTCCAAGAAGCCGACGCTTCGTGTGAAACTTCCACAGTGGGAGGGTGTTTGGAAGTCAGAGATTTATGATGAGGATGCCAATAAATTGTTCCCGAGTGCCGATGGGGGTTCTACACCTCTGGATTTCCTGAAGAAGGGGTCGAATGTGATGTGCATCATCCAGTTTGGTGGGATCTGGTTCATCAATGGAAAGTTCAGTGCCAACTGGAAGCTGGTTCAAGCAATGGTACAGAAACCGAGAGCTACTCTGCAGGGACAGTGCTTCATCAAGGCTAAGCCCCAAGACAAGGAGAAGCTGAAGACTCAGGTTGTTACTGATGAGAATGATCACATCGAGAGCAGTCTCGTAGATGACAGCGACGACGATGGAGAAGAGGAGATTATTATTACCAAGAAAGATGTAGCTGAGCCAGAGCCTGCACCGGCGCCGGCACCTGTTGCTCCTGAGGAGCCTGTGAAGAAGCGTGTTGTGAAGAAGAAGGAGTAAATCCATAAAAAATAAAATAAAAAAACGGTTTGGTTATAGAAATTTTTATTTTTATTATTCAATAATATTTTTCGAATACTTATTGAATAATAATCTTTATAACGATATCTGCTCGTTCAGTTACATCGTATATATTGTCTTTTATTTTGGATACTCCTTCTCCTTTGAACCGATACAATTGTTCTCTCTTCATATACAATTCTTGTCGAGGGATTTCAAGATTCTTATTGCCGATCATCAATTGTATATGACTGTTGTCGAACAATAGTTCATTTTTTTTAATTTTTACCTCCGCATAAAAGTTGTTGTCTTCGTCGATTGACATACCTAGATCCAGTTGGGGCTCGCATAAAACAATGATTTCTTTGGTACCATATTCAAAATACAGCTCGCTATGCCAGAGGGGAACTAAAAACAGTTCGTTCTCGTGATACAACTTATATACATTATGTTCCAGCAAGTCATTAACACTAGGATTCAGTGTGTAAACAATTGTATTGTCGCATTTTTGTTTGACAATTTCTCTCAGTTCATCCAAAACCTCTTGACTCAAATGAAATAGATTGTTGTATTTTGTCAAGAAACTATATACGCTGAGTGCAGTATCTTTATCCAGATCTTTGAACAATCCAGAAATAAACTGTTTGGTCTTGTAATTGCTAACAATATTTGTTATTATTTTTGTGAAGACTACATTATAATTACCTTCTCCCATAAACATCCGAATTAAATCAGCATACATCGGTAAGCTTGTTTCCTCTTCCTCTTTATGGTCAATTTCACTCTTCACTAGTTCGTATGCTTCATGTATGTCACGAAACTTCTCGTTTGATTCTGTTGTGTTACCATTTTTATCGGGATGATATTGGAGTGCGAGTTTATGATATTTTTTCTTTAATAACTCAGGCGTTATATTTACACTGTCTAATTCCAAAATATCAATCGCTGTTTTAAAGTTCATACACTGATTGAACTGTAAAACTTTATATTCTAATACCCATGAATTATCTTAACCAAGAAAAATAAATAGTTTTCGAGATGATAGATGGGTCGATAGTTATTGTTATAATATTGAAAGAAACTATATGACTTCAGCATAATGTTAGACAAATCTTCGGTACAAATTTTCTTTTCTTCGACAAGCGAAGAGAGAACATACCAAACACAGTCAGTTATGTCCAGATTGTAGATGAAAATATCATACAGGACATCTCTGAATTTGAGAAACTGTGTATCCTTTATATTGATCATTTGATAAATTATCTTATTGCATATGAGTTTATATGGCAACATCAGATCTTCATTGTAGAGATTCATAACTTTGTTGTTGGTGATATTCTCTAAATTGATCTTATTCGGGAGTCCGACCTTCAAGCATTTTGAATATGCGGTCTTCGTAGATCGTCCAATATTTACGATTTCACAACAGTTCAGTATATTGTCAGGAATGAAACTGAGCTCATCTGTTATTAAAATGAATTTAATATCTACATTCGTTGCATTGTTCTTCTGCATATAACTGTAAAAGTTTTCAAGGAGTTCGCTGTGTATTTCATTGTAATATTTACATACGATGATACCGGATTTATCTAGTTTGGCAGATATACTATCAACAATTTGCATATACACATCGTGCCACAAGAGTTTCGAATTACACCCCAAGAGAGACATATCCACCTCATAGTGAATATCACTAATCTTGAAGAAAAACTGTTGCTTGTTGTATTGTATGCTAATTCGTTTTTCGTATTTCAAATCTGATGGACTATACTTCTTGATCGCCTTTAACATTTGCGTGTATTTGCCAACACCGCTCGGACCAAAAAAAATTAGGTTTTTAAGGTCCGCCAGTTTCGACGGAAATTTAGAATATATTTTTTCTAATTTTGGATGCAAACTTGCTTTTTGTGTATATTCTTCAAAATGGGTTTCGTAATATTTCATTGTTGGTATAAATTAGGATTTGTTTTTATTACTTATACTGTATAAATTATATAAATACATTCGTTAGTTATAGGATAAGTAATGAATTTAATTATGACAACAGATCAGTACGATGATGATGGTATATTTTTCTGTGATCCGATAAAAAACAATATTATGACAGAAGGAATATTTATACGAATTTTATATTCGACCGAAAGCATGTTATTAAATGGGGTTTATTTGTTGGTAAATATAAATGATTTTGTTTGTGAAAAATACTATAATAAATATAGATGTGTTTTTAACCCGTCAATGCATAAGGAACTTATTCAAACATTAAAGGAAATTGAAGAGAATATATTGAAAAAAATAAATCTCTGTAATAAAACACCACAGCTCAAGATCTACGAGCAATTGAAGAATGGGAATGTGAAAATTTTTAATGAACTCGTTAATCAGACATCGGGGTCATTTATTTTAAAAATTTCTGGTATATGGGAAACACAATTTAGTTATGGTCTAACCTATAAATTTATCAAGACAAATGATTAGCAAACCCATCCGTTTTATAATAGACTAAAACTATATATAATATATAAGCACAGATACCATTCAGAATACCCAACATCGTAATAACACCCGAAGTTATTTTGCTAAATGTCAGTTTTTGTTTGAACTCGGGAGAACCTAATTCAGAATAAACAAAATATGTCTGAATTAGTATCAACACAATTGATATGTTGCTAAAATTATAAAATCCATCTGATACCCTATGATTTAAAATATCATCTTTATATGTCATCAATAAATTACAAATAAAACCGATACTTGTTAGCATCAATATAAATGGGGGGACTGATGATACTGCGTTATTCGATCTGTTAAATATATACAACATTAACATCGAAACAGCCATAATTAAAATTATATACGCAGTGATCAACGCGTTAATTGATGTAACTTCACTAGGGGATGCTGCATATATACCAAAAGTTACTGCACTTGATATCAACAACGCTTTATATATACTTGAATACCATACTTCTTCTGCCATTTATATTATTATACTAAAATAATGTTTCTGTAATTTACATTGATCTAAAAATTATTTCTCAATTCATCTATTTGATCCTGCATTTTTTGCATCTTATATATCATGATTGGGATTAACTCCATATAATTTACTGTTTTTATAGTACAAATGTTATTTTTATCATCGATAGTATCGAAATCACTTACAAGTAGCGGATATGTTTCCTCAACTTCCTGTGCAATCAATCCATAATGTTTTTTCTTCTCGTCATCATCTATAAAATTATATTGTTTGGGTTTCAGATCGAGAAGTTTATCACAATCTTCATATGAGATCGGAACAACATTCTCTTTTATCGAAGCATCTGATGTTGAATTAATCGAACCAGATACATACAAATCTTGGGGAATCAAGACATTGTTTTTTTGATCTTCTGGAGTTATTATAACTTTACCAGATACTTTTTTATACATCCATAAAGCAAGATTCAAATTTGAATAATTGAACATCTTAATCATCTGATTATCATCGGGGCGCCGTCCTTCATAATCAGCCTTTTTAACAATTGATGACATATACTATATTATTATTATTAATTTTAATATATAAAAATAAAATAATATTGTAATTTAAATTATGAGCAATCATCAAAATTCGTTTAATGTTCGCACTAACTATCCTATAATCGCAAATCCAAAAGAGGTATATTATCAATTAAAACATGTATCTATTCATTCAGAAGATCGAGATATCACGAAATACCCAAACTCTGGTGAGTTTGATATTGAACTCCCTGAAGATATATCCAATATATCTACTGCTCGTTTATGTACTTGGACTTTTCCGTCAAATTATAATACTTTCAGTGCAGCAAATTCAAATATAACAATGACATTTAAAATTGTGAATCCTTACAATCCAGGCGAACATTCATATAATAATGCACTTCAAAATGAAATTTTTGCGTGCTTGTTTTTATCAAGCAACGATGATTATACCATCGTGATTGAGGAAGGGTTTTATGACCCAGAATTATTTGTAACTGAACTAATAAACAAGTTTAATGAGGCAGTCACCTTGCGAATTCAAACATATTTGTCCAATCTTGGATACACGGATATGTTGAATGAATTTGCGTCTTTAGGGGGGTATGGTCGTTTTATAATTGTTTATAATGATATTAGTCAAAAAATATGGTTTGGTAACACAGCAGACAGTTTTATTTTAACAAATGAAACAATCAAACAAACGAGAAGTTGCGAAACCCGGTCTCATTTGCCCGATTCTATCAACTGGGGGTTGCCACATAACATTGGACTTCCAAAAACGAATGTTTCATCTAATTTATCAGTCGGATTTACTCCTCGGTTTTATTATGGAAATATTTCATGTGGCGATAACGGTTATTGGCTGTTGCCTGATAGCACTTTGCCTGACGCACAGTGTTCTTATATTGAATGTCCATACAAAGTTAATTTGATGGGACCGTCGTATTTTTATTTGGAGATAGAGGGAATGAACTGCATCGACGAAACATCACCATTTAATGTAAGTAAATTTACAGCACATACCAATGAGACTAATGGCAGAACGAATGCATCCTTTGCCAAAATTGCGGTTCCTTCAACACCACTTACACAATGGTTCGACCGCGATTCTACCCCGCGTAAATATTTTTCACCTCCTGCAGAGAGAGTGAGACGCCTTCGTATTAAGTTGAGGTATCACAACGGTGAAATAGTCAATTTTGGTTTATTCGATTATTCATTTATGATCGAGTTCATGATTTTGCAACCTGAACAAATGAGTTCGGCTGATACATTCAGAAGGCAAATGTAAGCAACAATAAATTTATTTTCTTTTCAAATCACAAACATTTGCGATTTGAAAACACACACACAAATGGTCTAGCCATGACCATAAATGAAAATGAAATACAACCCAATTATACAAAGTAATATACCAAATAAATCAAATCCATTGATCTGTTCCTTAAATGCCAAATGACCAACGATCATAATCGAAACGATGCTTAATACAGACCAAATTAAGTTGGTCATCCCCATATCATCATAATCATAACATTTATGCAATAGCCCGCATATCACCATATAGCACAATACTGCAACTAGTAAATACATCAAATTATTTGTTATTTTACTCTTTTTGATATGATATTGTGCAGTAGTTTCAACAATTACGATCAGCGAAATAATCGCAAGTACTTTTCCCATTTTCTCGTATATCATTATATATATCATGGTTATTTTAATTTATCTCATATTTTGTCTTAATCCACGATTTCAAAAGATCAATATTGCATACTTTATAATCAGGTTCAAAACCAGACAAACTATGGAATGACGGTTTTCGCATTTTTGATGTCTTGTAAAAGATGTAATCACACTTTGCACTTTTGCGAACAGAGAGAAAAGGAGTAATCGTTCGTATCAAATTAGATCCCTCCATCAAAAACGGTTCAATCTCCTTAAACACAATACTTTCCATTCGACGATTACCGAGTTCCTTCAGATTCCTGTTGTTATCTCCCCAAGTTATATAGAGACCGTACTTGCCTTTCTTTAAAATGACATCTTTCTCTTCAAATTTACCCAGATTGTAACTGGCGGCTGCTTTGGGTTTGTCGCTTACAATCTCGTGTATATTCCCGTTTTCAATTGTATGCACATCCACACCATCCAATACATTTTTGAATGTCGTTGATTTCTTGCCATCTACCTCTTCTATGCATTTGACAACTGGTCCGTATTTGCCGATTAAATAAGTATTGTTGTCGTCTATTCTGATCTCCATTTTCATCTCATCGTTTAGCAAACCAATTAATGAATCTAATTGGTTGTTACACTGTTCGCAAAGAGATTGCATTGTAATCTCACCCCTAGATATCTTGTCGAGAGAAAACTCCATTTTTCTCGTGTAATCATAATTGAATATATCTGCGAATCGTTTATCAAGGAAATCTGATACGATTACACCGATCGGTTGAATTGTCAATTTACTGCGTTCTTGCCCAAAGTTTCTCTTTGTTTGAACTTTGGATATTTCGCCACCAGTCAGTTCGTAATCTTTACATACGATCTCTTTACCTTCAATGTCGATCTTCTTCACATATCCGCGTTCTTGGATCTTATCTACCAACATTGCAAATGTTGATGGTCTGCCGATTCCTTTCTCCTCTAATAACTGAACAAGACGAGCCTCTGTATAATGTGATTTACTGTTTTTAATGGTCACTCGAGAGATAATCTTCTTATATTGGATTGTTTGCGATGGATCTATCATTTGCAAATATTGGTAGTCATTGCTTTCAGCGGTTTTTACATCATTTCTGTCGGCTTTTACAACCTTAAATCCAGCAAACATTTGTTGTTCGATAGTTTTTACAAATTTTGTGTTTTTAAAACCACTTATTGTAGCTGTTACTGATGAGTAAATTGCGTCGGATATACAACTTTCCAGAGTGTTTGTCCATATGAGTTTATACATTCGTTTTTCTCTCGCATCCATACATTCCGGGAGTTCTTTGAGTTCAATGTTTGTTGTTCGAATTGCTTCGTGAGCCACCTTATCAGTGAGCGATTGTTCTTTCTCAGTGAGCGATTGTTCCCTGTCGTTTCGTATATATCTCTCATCGTACATTGACAAAATGTATTCGTGGGCTGTAACCAAAAACTCGTCGCTATACTTTGTGGAATCTGTCCTCATATAAGTGATGAAACCTCCTTCATACAATGTTTGGCAAGTCTTCATTGTCTCCTTTGGAGAGAAACGAAGCTCGTTGCTTGCAACCTGTTGCAATCGTGATGTCGTAAATGGCTCTGGAGAAGTCTTTATCACTTTCACTGGTTTGGAACAATTGTAACTATGAGAGAATTCGGCAGTCCCATCCAAAAAATCTGTGATTTCATCCTCCGTTTCAAACTGTTTATTCAAATCAAATGGAATGTTTTTGCTTGTGAAATAACCGACTGTGTTGTACGCAATTTTACCCGGTGAAGCCTTGATTTCTTCTAGATTGTCATATATAATTCTCAGTGCAGGTGTCTGACATCTTCCAGCCGAGAGAGAGTTATCAAATTGTGCAGAGATACACTTCCATAACATTGGAGTGATTTTAAACCCAACCAACATATCGAGCACTTGTCTCGCCTTCTGGGCATTAACAATATTCATATTCACCGTTGTTGGATTGCGGACTGCAGTTTGCAGTGCCGTTTGGGTGATCTCGTGAAAGATGATTCTCTTGGTCGTTGCAACATTCAAATGGAAGTGGTCGCAAATATGCCACGCAATTGCTTCACCTTCGCGATCATCATCTGTTGCTAGAATCACATCCTCAGAGATCTTAACAAGCTTACTTATCAAATCAACTTGCTTCTGTTTCGATTCGATAATGTCATACTTGAGAGAAAATCCATTCTCAATATCAATATTCTTCAACGACGAAAGTTCGCGAAAATGACCGAAACTGGCGACACATTTGTATCCTGGTCCAAGATAAGATTCAATCGTTTTGCATTTTGCCGGGGATTCAACAATGATCAGAGTGGTAGTCAGCGTCTTCTTCGTTGCTTTTACCATTGTTTAGATATATTTTGACAATATATCTAAGCTTTTTTATTTTTTCAAAGCGTATTTTTATACATATTTACACCCTTGAAGATTTAAAACCGCACCCTTGAGGCATTTTTATATTTTTCTATAATTATTATAGATGACTAAACATAAGACAGAGGATTATAAAAATTCCGCAGTTAAATATTACTTAAACAACGATAAAGGAGATGGATACAAACGAACTTGTAAAATATTTGATTGTAAGAAATCCACATTTCGTGATTGGGTTAAAAGATACAATTCTACTAAAAATCTTACGAGAAGAAATAGAAACCCAGTGTCGTATAAAATTACAAAACCACAAGTAAATACCGCTTTGGAATTATTGAAACAAAACGAGCAACTTACCATGAATGAATTAGTGTTTGACATGAAACAAAAATGCCCCACATTTGATGTAACATCTCAACATTTAGGACAGATTGTTCGTGATAATAACAAAACGAGAAAACGAACGAGGCACGAGCATTTTCCTAATCAAAGATACAAGAAACCTATTGACAAACAAACCGAATTGGATAAATTTTATAGCAAAATAAAACAATTCCCAATAAACAAGATAATTTGCTTAGATGAAACCAGTGTAGGTTCTGCGTTAAAACCAACATATAGTCGGTGTAATTTAGGTAGGCGGTGTGTAATAAAAACTACAAACCAATTTGTATTTCGTAAATTTACTTTATTGGTAGCAATAAATAATTCTAAATGGGTTGGTAAAGAATTATATGAAAAAGGCGGTATGACAAAAGAACGATTGCTTGAATTTTTAGAGAAGAACATTTTTCCCAAATACAAAGACCATCTTATCGTTTTGGATAATGCTGGAAGTCATAATAACGAACTAATAAAAAACGCTATTCTCAAAAGTGGCAATGATATTATAAACCCCGATATTTTACATATTTCATATTATGAAATAGAAAAGAAGAACCATTGGAAATTATTGTTACCAGAGTTAATTGATAAATGTAATAGTCTAATAAATAACGAAGTTATTCGTAAATAGTTTTATGGATTTGTATAAGACCTTTTCCAAACCACATTCAAAGACGTCACCTCAGGTATGCATTTAGAATGTGCAGTGGTGTTAAATTCATACAAAAGTATTCGTTTAACTATTTACAATTGAGTTTTCTTGAACTGACGCCAAGAAATATTTACTTGAGCCTTCTTCGGTTCGGGTGTAGGCTCGTTATTCTCATTCAACTTCTCAGCCTTCTTTAGCGCACTATCAACATACATCTCCTTCAAGATAGATCCAACTTGAAACGACGCATTGTGTTGATCCAAATTCCCATCTTCAATTTCCTTCAGAACATCCAAAAACTTGGTAAGCAATTGAAGGTCCAGCTCTCCCTTACGAACTTTATTGTAAATATCAGTGTAATAAGTGAATAGAAAATTGCATTCACTCATACCCTCGATGTTGATCTTCTCTGCATCGTCGCCATACTTGGATTTCAGTAACACAAGTTGGGCTACTTCAGTGCGTAAAATTACACTGTGTTTCAAGCTTCGGATCAGACTCGTTTGGTCCTCGACATTGTTGGTCTGAATCATATTCTGGAGGTGAAGTCGCTGGTTGTCATCCATTATATTTTACATTAGAAATTATATATTTAACTAATTATTTAATCTAATTATATATTATAAATGCAATCCTTAACAAAATCACTGTCACCACCACAACCGCCACATCCAACCGGTGGAAATCCATTTAATACTTCGGCTATTGGTGCTTCAAATGCAAAATTGACTGCACTACAGAATCTCGCGGGAGGGAGAAAGAAACCGACAAAAGGTGGTGCTGCAGACACGGTTGTTGGACAATTCCCTGGCAATAATCCAGCGAATCCTCTTTTAGTTAAAATGGCTGCTCTTGGTGGGCAAGCAGATGCAAATAGAGCGTTGGATGGAAATAGACCACCTCTTCCGAAAGGCGGTGGTGGGAGAACGAAGGGACGAAAGACGCGAAAGTCCCACAAAAAAAGACGACCGCATAAAAAAAAGACTCACAGACGATACAAATATTAGGTCGTGCAAATATTGTAAAGCCTACACAATAATTATATAACAATAATATAAGTTATGCCAACTGGAAAAAACTGGTTAAATTTTATACTTATTAATTTAGCATTTGTGTTTTATATAATAGGGATCGTTTATGTGACATCCATACAAGAAATCAAAAATAACTGGGCTCTCTATAGATGCAATCCTATGTATATGCCGCTTTCCGACAATATTCAAGACGATTTTTCTCATTGTATTCAAAATATACAATTGACCACAATGGGAAATATCTTAAAACCCCTTACTAGCATAACCAGTGGTTTAACTGATTTGATGTCAAGTTTCAATTCTGATTTAGACAATATACGACAACTGGCCGCCACAATTAGAAATAATATGGGGAATATATTTGGAGTGATATTCGGTGCCTTTTCTGGAATAATTATTGGGTTTCAGAAAATTTCTTTAAATCTTAAAGATATGATGGCAAAAAATGCCGGAGTAATCGCTGTATTTGTGAATATACTGGATACTAGTTTCAAAACCATGGGAAGTATGTGGAATGGACCGCCTGGTGGGTTGGTCAGATCGCTCGGTAAATGTTTTCACCCAGAGACGAAAATACAGCTTGATAACGGAGATGTCGTTTTTATGAAAGATCTGAATTTAGGAGATGTTTTAATAAGTGGAAGCATTGTTGAAGCTGTTATGAAGATAAACAACCGGACCGATCCTGAGCAATTGTATGTATTGAAAGGAAGAGGCGTTGAAAAAGCTGACATTTATGTGACAGGTTCTCATATGATTTACGATGAAACAACTGACAAATTTATCAAAGTACGGAAACATTTAAGCACAGAATTCACAAGTAACCAAACTGATTGGTTTAGTTGTTTAATAACAAGTGATCATAAAATACAAATTGGATCAGAACTATTTTGGGATTGGGAAGATCATTTGATTTAATAAATGTTAAAATAAATTTAATAAACTCATATATTTTAATAATAAGTAATTACAATATATGACAATTGAAAATACAGGAAATATAGAAAAAATATCAAAATTATATATAAATCTAACATACCTTGACGAATACAGTGGAAGTATTGTATTATATGTTATCATAACAATCGCAACTATATTAGTTTGTATGTATTGCTATGTGATGATACGAGCAGAAACCATCAAGAAGGATTGGATTAATCAGCGATGCAAACCGTTGATAATTCCATTTGCCGGTCTAATTAATAAACCAGATAATATGACTTCCACAGAATATACTATTGAAAATTTTAGTTACTGTACAAATGACATCATGAAGAGTATTTCGAAAGCATCGCTTTCACCATTTACTAATATCACTGATCAAATGACTAACATTGCATCCGGGTTCAATGATTCATTAAACGCAATGCGTCAAATATCATCTTCTATGCGAAATAATTTAGGCGATGCAACACAAATCATAATGGAAAAAGTAAAAGCAGTTGGTGCGCCTCTACAAAATATATTTATTATATTCAAGACTCTTCTAGAAAAAATAAACGGCGTTTTAACGGTGTGTCTCTATTCCATCCTTGGTATGTATTCGACCCTAAAAGTGCTTTTGAATTCGATTGTTGATATGTCTGTCGGAATATTACTTACGATTGCAGGTATCATACTGGCATTCATTGCGCTATCATTTATTCCTTTTGTTGGGCCAGTATTTGCAGCGCTTGCAGCAGCATTGTCTGTTGGTTACGCGTTCTGCTTGGCATTACTTGTTCCGCTGATTAATGTATTGAGTTCCGCGACCAAAGCGCCATCTGATTCGTTGAAGGCGTGCTTTGACCCAGGTGTAGAGATCGCGATGAACGATGGCACCACAAAACGAATTATAGATATTCAAGTGGGTGAAATTCTCGCCGATTCAAATATTGTTACTGCAAAACTAAAATTGTCTTCTCTCGGATCAGAGATGTATAGTCTGAATGATGTTATTGTTTCTCATTCACACACAGTCAGACATAATCGAAATTGGGTATCTGTATCGGATCATCCAAACGCAATCAACATTGTCGAATACAATCAACCATATATATACTGTTTGAATACAAGCAGTAAGGAAATAATCATTAACGGTATGCGCTTTGTTGATTGGGACGAAATATACACGGAAGAACACGTGGCCAATTTGAAAGATCACGCAAAACTGAATGGTTTAATTCACCAAGAAATGGATTCTGGGTTTATAGGCAATACCCGGATCCAGTTACACGATGGAACAACAAAGGAAATTCATAACATTCAGATTGGCGATATTTTGTTACAGGGAGAAAAAGTTTATGGTATTGTTGAAATAAAGGCGGATGATTTAAACCAATATAAATACAATTTTGGAAATAATGTCTTTATCGACGGAGGCCCAAATTTAACTGTATGCGATCTGAATATTAATTTTACAACAACTTTGCAGATCGGCGAAAATATGAGAATATTGAAAAGAAATCAAGAAACCAAATTGTATCATATATTAACAGATAAACAGAAATTCACTTACAATGGCGTTTGTTTTTATGACTACAATGCATCGATTGACTTATTTTTAGATTCGACAAGAGAAAAATTATTATCTTTGAAATATGTATAATATGTTGTTATTTGGATATAAAATAAATACAATGTTGTTTGTTGCGTTGGTCATTGCACTTGCTGTCATTTTCATTTCGTCCGTTTCTGGAACTTGCAATGTTCCTGGAATTATCGAGGGATACGGGGGAGGTAAAAAGAAAAAAGTTACAAAAAAAGAGCATTTTACGAATTTTGAAGATTCTGCGAGTTATAGTTTAGCCAATTATAGTCCCCAGGACACATCTTCTTGGGCCACACCCGATTTAACATTGACGCGCGGAAAACAGCCGAGTGCAGGTGCTAAGAACATAATGAACCGCGCTGCTCAACCGATCCCTTTACCTGAAGGCGAAATGTTGTTGTTTGCCAATACTGACTTCAAACCCGAGTGCTGCCCCAACACATACTCGAACGGCAGTGGATGTGCTTGCATGACAACTGCACAGTATGGACACTTGGTAAGTCGTGGCGGAAACAATGTCCCCTACTCCGAATATTAAGAAGACGACGAATTTCACAATTTGGGAACTAATCTCAATTTGTGAAATATTGATTCTGTGCGCATTAGACACTTTTTGGATCCAAGACGGAGTAATTATTATGTAGGTATATAATATGGCTACTGTCAAGAAAAGAACGAACAAAAATAGTAAGACACGAAAAAGAACTTCAACTATTATAGCAAAGATAGAAGAAAATAGTTTTCCCATTGGAAAACATCCACAGAAAATTCAAATTGCGGAATTATATGATAAATCGGAACTTGTCAAAACAAACGAAAAGAAAAAACTTGAAAACAAGGATATTAATAAGGTTTTGAAGGACAAGATGTTTCACATTTTTTATATTCTCGACAAGCAGGATGTTAGTTTCCAACCCAATAAAGACTTTTATACTTATTCCAATATGCTTTGGTTAAACAGTGTAAAAAAAGACAAATCGCTTCGTTATTTCACACAATTTGATAATTTTCGAATTACACAGGATAAAGTTTATTATAAACTCATCCTCTATGTGAATGATTATATTAAACAACATAAGACCACGGCTCTGGCAAAGAAGATGTCCAATGTATTGAAATCATGGAAAAGTCTGAACCCAAAGGTCATAAAACGACATGTTGATGCCACGGTTTTACAAATAGACGAGTATCGAAAAGATCCCGATAATGTATGGTCCTTTTTGGCACACATTTCAAAGAACGACTTGATTAAACACTCTAATCCACTTTGTTGGTCACTGCAACCGGATCAAAAGAATTCAACCGTTTATACAAATTACATTAATAGTTGTCAATTTGGGCTGTATGATATTGACGTGTATTTTCAAACAAAACCCAGACATAAGACAGATAAAACAAACTATCTTGATTACATAGACAAAATATTCGACATGTGTCTTGGTAAAAATCATGGGTTGCGTTCCAGCGATGTATTTGATACTGAGTTGAAAATCATAAATGCATATGGTTGCGTTGAATTGAAGAACAACCACCCACAATACAATCTTGTGAATACACACGATGCTCTTAACAAGTACGGGTTTGATTGGCATACATATGCAAAGGAGTTGGGTTACGAGAAGACACCACCTAACTTTGTGACACCCAATTTAAATTATCTGCAATGCATGTCAAAGATATTAGTTGATGAGTGGAACAATCCGCAGTGGCGGACTTACTGGATTTTCATTTATTTGACACAAATGGTGCGATTTCACAAAAAATGGCGCGTCACATACTTTAACTATTACGAGAAATCGTTGGCCGGACAAACGCTTATGTTCCCGGATGATATATATCCAGTGTTTGGGCTTTCGATCACATTCAATACCTTTCTAACTAAAAAATACATTGATGAAAATTATCGTGAAGATTATGTCGAATATGCAAAACGCATGACAGAAAATCTCCGCGAAATCTTTATAACTCGTGTGGAAACCAACGACTGGCTGTCACCGAAAACGATGAAATATGCAATCGAAAAATTAAAAGCGATCAAACTCGTTATTGCCGCTCCGTCACAACTACGTGAAGATCCGTTGTTGGATTATAAAGCCGATGATGCATGGGGAAATATGCAACTCATATTCGAATGGCGCAACAAACAGTTCTTGCAATTGTATAACAAACCGATTGTAGATATTCCCGAAGTGGATTGGAAAAAGTTCAAATTGGTCGGAACACAAGCGTATGTAGTGAATGCGTATTACATGCCAATTTTCAACAGCATTTATGTTCCACTGGGATACTTGCAGAAACCGTTTATTGATTTGGAGGATCGCGGCATTGAATACAATCTGGCATATTTGGGTTTCACTTTGGCGCATGAATTAAGTCATAGCTTGGATGAGAATGGTAGTCAATATGACATCAATGGAAATCTTCACGATTGGTGGTCACCCAAAGACAAAATTGTGTATAAGAAGAGGATAAAGGACATTGAGAATCAATATGAGAAATGTATGAGTCGCGATGGTTTGAAGGGTGATGTGACCCTCTATACGGGAGAAAATATGGCTGATATTACTGGTCTCACAATATGCGCAGAATACTTGGTATTGTATCACAGTATCAAACATAATATGGAGGGGATTGCACTGACATTTCTTTCGTTCAAACTGTTCTTTAACTTTTTCGCTTGTCAAATGCGACAACACTTGACCCAAAAGGCATTTGATATGCAAATGAAGACAAATCCACATCCGCTGGACAAGTATCGTACGAACTGTCCTTTGGCGCGAATTCAGATTTTCAAGAAAGTGTATCGCATTCAAGAGAAAGATCCGATGTTTTGGCCGGCTAGCCCGCCGATCTGGTAATTCCACCTTTTTCCAAAAGATAGAGCCAAAAAGCTCCGAAGAAGCGACCGTTAAAAGCTCCGAAGGAGCGAGCGTTTCCACAAAACTATGTATTGCAATTATTTTTGTCAATATAACAAAAATAATATGTTACTTTTTACCCTTGAAATAGAACGGGTATAAAAATGTTATAACAACAATAGCCAACACCATAATATCAAAATTACGAATAATCTTCTTGTATTTGATCGGTAGTTCATCGTATTCTTTTGAATATTCTGGTGGCTTCAGTGACTTCGAGAGCCATCCAAAGAGCGTTGGTTTTAAACGATCGTTGCAATCATATATCACGTCATACCACGCAAGAGATATGTAGGACGATGTCGCTAAAAGGAACCCCATAACAAAATTATGTGCGGTTGTACTCGGATGCGGAAGCCAATAAACAACCAATATAAACAACGAAAACATAAGGCATTTCGGATTCAAATATAAAGGAGTACCAAAGAGACCGCCGCCCATTTTACAATATCAGAAGATTATATTATTCAACTTTGGGTTTTTCTTGAACTTCTTTAATTCCGATTGATTTGTTGTATTCATCATGTGATTCGTGGAATGACTTTATAATAACAATGTAAAACAGTCCCAAAACAAACACAACCGATGGCCAAATAATACCTTGAAGATTATTCACGATACCATATGCTAACATCAGCAATTGGGCGGATATGTTAGTAACAACCCATGTCCAAGGTAAAGATGTTGTGTTGTATGTAAGAAAAATTTTATACAATAACGACGAGAATGAAATAATACCTAAAATACCAGCGGATGCAGCTAAGATCTCTAATTTGGCCATTTATATTATATGAATATATTCAAACCAACATTTAGTTAAAGAAGTGAAATATATTTATAGGATGTATATATAAATGTTTAACTTTGGATTTAAGTTTAGACGCCCGTCATCGGGATCTTCTAAAAAGAATGCAATTGATAAGGCTGCGGCTGCCTCTGAGGCACAATCTAAGGCCAATGCTGAAGCCCAAAAGGTTGCTGATCGGGCTAATGCAGAAGCGATTGCTGCTGAGGTACAAGCTAAAGAAGCTCAGGCTGATACTATTGTGGAATCAATTGCTATTACTGTTGAAGAACTCGTCGTAGTTGAAGAGTCTGTCGCAGTTGAAGAATCTCCTTCGGTTGAGGAGTCTGTCGCAGTTGAACAGCCTCCTTCTGTTGAACAACCAATTGCAATTGAAGAGCCTTCGGTTGAGGAGTCTGTCGCAGTTGAAGAGACAGTCACTGTAGAAGAGGATGCGCCTGCCACGGCTGAGGAGTCTGTCGCAGTTGAACAGCCTCTCGAAGAATCTCCTTCGGTTGAGGAGTCTGTCGCAGTTGAAGAGACAGTCACTGTAGAAGAGGATGCGCCTGCCACGGCTGAGGAGTCTGTCGCAGTTGAACAGCCTCTCGGAGAATCTCCTTCGGTTGAGGAGTCTGTTGCAGTTGAAGAGACAGTCACTGTAGAAGAGGATGCGCCTGCCACGGCTGAGGAGTCTGTCGCAGTTGAACAGCCTCTCGGAGAATCTCCTTCGGTTGAGGAGTCTGTCGCAGTTGAAGAGACAGTCACTGTAGAAGAGGATGCGCCTGCCACGGTTGAGGAGTCTGTCGTGATTGAGTAATTTTTATATGTAATATTTTTACAATAACATATAAAAAAATTATTTATTACCTTCTGATGGTTTCATAGATTCACAAAAAATACAATATGTGATTATTTGTGATTTTTCGACATGAATATCAACCATATCTGTAATATATTTATGTTTGCAATTTTGTATCATTTCCAAACGGTTGATCTGTTTAACGCAATTCATGTGCATCTCACATTGAACCTTGATATCTTTCAACGAATCTTTATGAATAACATTATTATTCAACAACAATTTGTCAATAGAATTAATTATATAATCAAATTTTGTCTCCATATCAAACAATAAAACAGAAGGGTAATCTGTCTCGCTCTCGCTCTCACTCTCCGAAAAAAATGTTTGTTCCATTATTACTATTAATTATCTTTACTAAATTATATCTATCTATTACCTTGATTATTCTAAACCCTTTACACATACATACTGCTGAATGACGAGTGTCCAGCAAGTTCATTCTTCTTGATAAGATTATCAACAACCTCCTTCGTAACCCTGAATGGGAACTCAACCTTCAAAGTCATCTGGTCACCAAACAAATTCGATCCAGGACGCATTAGTCTGTACAAGTTCATCTTCGTGTGAATAATCTCCAAGCAACGCTTCATGTTGCGAACCCCCTCCTCCTTCTCACAGTGATTGTCAATGATGTAGTTGAGGGTGTCCTCAGGAATAATAATCTCACCCTCCTTGAATTTAACCTGATCACGAATCTTCGGCAAGAGATAGTTGTTCGCAATCACAATCTTCTCCTTGGGAACATACCCCTTCGTTTCAATGCGATACATGCGGTCCCTGAGAATCGGATTCACCTTCTTCTCATCATTGTAGCTGAAGATGAACAAGCAACGGCTTAAATCGAATTTTACCTCGGCGAAATACTTGTCACCGAACTCCATGTTTTGCGTGGTGTCAATCAAGTGCGTCAGAATGCCGTTTATTTCTTCGCCCTTGGCAGTGTCGCTAATCTTATCGACCTCATCAAACAGGAATACTACATCCATGCTTCCCGCATCAATCACCGACTGAGCAATCTTGCCCCAAACTGACCCCTCGTAAGTGATGGAGTGACCCTCCAAGAAACTGCTGTCCTGAGCGCCACCCAGCGCAACAAATGCAAATGGACGCTTCAGAATTTTGCTGATTCCATCCTTGATCAAACTGGTCTTACCAGTTCCAGGTGGTCCGTGAATTCCAATTGCCGTGCCAACCGCCTTCGGGTTAGCGAGCAACTGACCAAACAATTGCATAACTTGCATCTTCGCGTCATTGAGGCCATAAACCGCATCATCAAGCGTTTTCTGTGCTTCCGCCATAAACTCGTGACACTTCTCGATTCCGTCGTCAATCGTGATGGGGAAATTGTTATACTTGTTGAATGGAATCTTCATGAAGGTATCAACCCAAGTCTTCAACTTGTAGTAGTCACCATTTCCAGGCTCCATGTAACGGAGTGCATTGATCTTCTTCATCGCCGCTCCCTTATACTTGACTGGAATATCCGACTCCAACAGAGTCATTCGATACGGTCTCTCAATCCGTGTAATTTTATTGATCTCTCGCAGCTCTTTGATGATCTTATTCTGCTTATCAACATCGAGATCATCGTAGAATGAGAAGTCGTCGTTCATATTCTTATCCTTCAGGATCTTCTTAAAGATGCGCAAGTTCTTCTCCTTGTACTTTTGCTGCTTCTTATCCTCCTTTTCCCTCCTTTGCTTGATATTCGCCTCGAGCATCTTGATAAAGGTCTCAATACTCTTATTGTTCTTGTCCAACTCGTAAATAATCTTCATCTTGGCGAGAGTCTCAATATCCTTTTCTTGTTCGTTTGCTAGAGTCTCCTTCTTTTTACTCTTCTTGTCGTTAGTGTATTCCTTTTCTCTACTCGTATCCTTTCCTCCAGCCTTCTTCTGCTTCTTAGTAAGTAGGATCTCATCCTCCTCTGACTCATCATCATCTTCCTCATCCGATTCGTCATCAGATGAGACCGATGCATCCTCGTCTTCGGTATCTTCATCATCGTCACTTTCGTCATAATCATCGCTCTCGTCATAATCGTCATCCATCCCTCCGATGGTGAGAATGATATTAACTTTCTTACCTGCTTCATCTTCATCATCGTCATTGGAAGACGGGACATACTCTGAATCACTATCATCCTCATCTTCTTCCACAACCATCTTTTTCTTTTTATTATCTTTTTTCTTAAGTCCGCCCTTCTTCTTCTTAGGCGGCTTCTTCTCTTCCTCATCTTCGGTCTCCCACTCGTCGTCTTCCTCCTCATCCGCAACTTTCTTAACAGCCTTCTTAAGTTTCTCTCCCGCCTTCACTTTTTTATCAATATTTTTAGATGGGAACAATGACGATAGGAACTTACGGTATTCGAGGACATCCAACTCCTCGTCCCCCTCATCATCATCGCTGCTATCATACTCATCCTCAGTGTCGCTTGCATCATCATCCGACTGAGCGGCAACCTTCTTGTTCCTGGACTTGTCGTCCTTCTTGTTGGAGGAGCGAGTGGAAACTCCAGCCCCAGTCTTCTTGTTCTTAGTATCGCGGACCATTTTTAAATGTGTGTGTGTAACTTGTAATTGCTTTTAAGTTTGTCTATTCTTCAAAAACGATCTCAATTTTTTTTTCATTCGCTGATCTTTTACACCATTGAAGATTTGAACCCGCACGAAGTGCTCGTTTCAAATCTGTAAATGGCTTACAATCATAAAGAATAAATCCGCAGGCGTGTGGATTTAATTCTTCAGAGGTGTAAATATTCCAATATTGTTTAGAATTTATTGTCTATAGGAAGAAAAAGTATAAAATAAAATTGATTTGAAAACAATCTAAAAATATTATTGTATAGTATAAAAGATGTCCAATTACAAGAATATGACCGGTGCAAAGGTGATTGGTATCCAATTCAGTATTATGTCCCCTGAGGAAATTCGAAAAGGATCTGTTGCCGAGATCACCAGTCGCGACACATATGTAAATAACAAACCTGTAATTGGTGGTCTATTTGATCCGAGGATGGGGGTTTTAGAACCGGGACTCATCTGCCCTAGCGATGGATTATCATATATGGAAACACCAGGATATCATGGTCATATTGAACTCGCTCGTCCAGTATTCTATATTCAATATTTGAGCACGGTGTTGAAGTGCCTTCGTTGTGTATGTTTCAAGTGCAGTAAGTTGCTCATCAGCAAAGAGAAATATAAACAGGCTCTTAAACTTCAGGGTGAGAATCGATGGAAATATGTGTTTTCGCTCTGCAGCAAGATCAAGAGGTGTGGCGAGGACACTGAGGATGGCTGTGGATGCCTTCAGCCAAACAAAATTCGCAAAGAGGGACTTGCCACGATTTATGCTGAATGGAAGGGTGCTTCAACTGCGAATGCAGCAGAGGCGGCTGCTGATACAACCGCAAAGACCGGTGATGCAATGGTGGTCAAGGTAACTCCTGAGATGGTATTGAAAATTTGTAAGAGAATTTCCGATGAAGATGTTTCGTTTATGGGATTCAGTCCAATTTATTCGCGCCCCGATTGGATGATTTGCCAAGTAATGTATGTTCCACCACCTGCAGTTCGTCCATCCGTTAAGCACGATGCCCAGCAGCGGTCGGAGGACGATCTGACGCATATTTTGGTACATATTATTAAGACCAATAAGACTTTGTTGGAGAAAATCAAGAACAACGCTCCAGCAAATGTGATTGACGATTGGACGACTGTTCTCCAATATTATATTGCCACGCAAGTGGATAATAAGATTCCAGGCGTCGCTTCAGTTGCTCAGCGTTCTGGGCGTCAATTGAAGTCAATTAAAGATCGATTGAATGGAAAGGGTGGTAGAATGAGAGGCAACTGTATGGCGAAGCGTGTTGATTTCTGCGCTCGTTCAGTGATTGGTGCTGATCCCCTGTTGTCAATCAAAGAGCTTGGTATTCCTTTGAAAATTGCGAAGAATATTACCAAACCGGTTGTCGTGAATAAGTTGAACAAGGCGTTCTTGACTAAATTGGTTCAGAATGGACCCGAGGTTTGGCCGGGCGCTAAGAACTTAGAGAAGAAGTTCGGAGAAACTATCACTCTTCGGTATGTGGATCGCGATTCAATCGTCTTGGAGGAAGGCGATATTGTTCATAGACATATGATGGACGGTGATGCGATCCTCTTCAATCGTCAGCCGACTCTCCACAGAATGAGCATGATGTGCCACATCGCACGAATTATGCAGCGCGGCGATACATTCCGCATGAATGTCGCTGACACAAAACCATACAATGCCGATCGAATTTAATCATCGTTTCGAGGTTGGCAACAGGGAGCGTTAAAAGCGTGTTACTCCCTAGTAAATAAATCAATATTGAGGCAAAACAATTTAAAAAAGATATTCTAGTTATATATAAATGGATGTGACAGATACCAAACCATCATGCAAGAAATGTTCAAAATGTGACCAAACAAAAGAACCCGACAAGTTCATACCAAATAGAAATATATGCAAATTATGTCGTAATCAGATATCTAGAGACAAATATAGCACAACTGTTGTTGTTGCAGATACGACAAAAAAATGCAACGAGTGTGACATAACAAGACTAAACATCGACTTTTATAAAAAAAGGACTATGTGTAAGCAATGTCATAACGAAAAGCGACGAGCAAAATACGAAGATGATGAAGATCTTCGAAAAAAGTTGATACAATCGGCAACTGAGTATAAAAAGGAGAAAATCATCAAGAGACAACAATTGAAAGAGGACACCATCGGTAAAGATAACAAACAATGCAAATATTGTGATGAGATAAAACACAATAGTGCGTTTAGGTATAATCGGTTGAAGTGTCGCACTTGTGAAAGAGATGAACCGTTAGATAAATTCAAGCGGAGTGTTCGTTCGCGAATCTACTTATCACTTGAAAAGAATAAATCTACTATTGAGTATTTGGGTTGCAGTGCAACCGAATATTTAAAATGGATTCTAACAAATAACAATGGTTACACTCTTGACAATCGTGGAACAGAGTGGCACATCGATCATGTTATTCCTCTTTCGAAATTTAATCTTGATGATGAAGAAGAACAACTCATTGCATTCAACTGGAGAAACACTATGCCTCTATCAGCCAAAGAAAACTTGTCAAAAAATAATAAAGTTCTATCGTCACAAATTGAACAGCATGTTAAAAATTTACTAGAATATCACAAAGAGAATAAAATGAAAATGCCTCAAATATACATTGATTTGTTTGCGAGACACCTTGTTGCGGGAAGTTCCTTAGAGCCTTCACTACCACTCACATCTGGAAACAATTGTGAGGAACTCGGTTAACAGCCGAACCCAATGGTAATAATGTGAAGGATTGGATAATCCGCAGTGCGACTTCCTAATGTCGATATGACAAGACTAGGGAAGGCATTCAGAGACTGAACGGGTGTCGGTCAATAATGACGGGTTAGTCACCCAGAATTGGCTTAAGATACAGTCCATCCTTACCAGAAATGGTAAGGGGGTTCGATGGAGATGAAATGAATTTGCACATGCCGCAAGACCCCGAGTCTGAGGCAGAACTTAGAAATTTGGCCGCAGTGCCCTACCAAATCGTGAGTCCTGGTAATAACTCGACGATCATTGGTATTTACCAAGACTCGATGTTGGGGTCTTACCAATTCACTAGAGAAAATGTCGTATTTACACCGCGCGAGGCGATGAACTTATTGATGATGTTCGACGGAGTGAATGAGCATGAGTTGTTGAAGAAGAAAGGGGAGAAAATTACGAGCTTTGATATTATGACTCAAATCATGCCCCCGCTGTCTCTGAAGTACAAGACGAAGTTGTTCAAAGATACAGAGGATGCCAAGACCTCGAATAATGTATTGGAGATCCGGAATGGAAAATACATTCGCGGGCAAATGGACAAGGGAGTCCTCGGGGGAGGAACGAAGGGATTGTTGCATAGGACTTGCAACGATTATGGAAATTTCGCGTCGGCAAAGTTCATCGATGATTTGCAGAATGTTGTAACGGAGTATATGAAGTCGGCAGCATTCAGTGTCGGCATCAGCGACTTGATTTCCAATGATAGCACGAACCAGGCAATTATAAAAATTATCAACGAGAAGAAGAATGATGTTAAGAACTTGATTGATCAGACTCAGATTGGCGTGTTTGAGAACAATACTGGAAAGACGAACCAAGAAGAGTTTGAGACTCAAGTGAATAATATTCTGAATCAAGCGACTTCGGAGGCAGGAAAAGTTGGTCTGAAGAGTCTGGACAAGAACAATCGTTTCGTCACGATGGTGAATGCTGGCTCCAAGGGGTCCGACTTGAACATCTCATTCATGATCTCGTGTCTTGGACAGCAGAATGTGGATGGAAAGCGCATTCCCTACGGGTTTGAGCACAGGACTCTGCCGCACTTCACGAAGTATGATGATTCACCGGGAGCGCGTGGATTCGTGGAGTCCTCATATATTAACGGATTGTCACCGCAGGAATTGTTCTTCCACGCAATGGGTGGTCGTGTTGGTCTCATTGATACGGCTGTTAAGACCAGTACTACTGGTTATATTCAGCGTCGTCTCATCAAGGGTCTTGAGGATTTAATGGTGAATTACGATATGACAGTGCGTTCCAACAAGAAGAAAATTGTCCAATTCCGTTACGGCGAAGACAATATTGACACTACAAAGGTTGAGAACCAGCCTCTGCCGATAGTTTCGATGAGCATTCAGGACATTTACGCGCATTTCGCGCTCCCAGATGAATCTGGTAAGAACAATATGGTGTCAAACATTCTCACGAAGGATGCATTGAAGAAGTTCAAGAAGGAGCAGGATAAGACGAATGAATATTGCAAGAAATACATCGACTATATGCTTAAACAGAGAACCGAAATCGTCGAGAATGTCTTCAAGAATAAGAGCGAGGATGTTGTGAATGGTCCGGTTGCGTTTCTACATGTGATCAGCAATGTTCAGGGGCAGAACAATATCACCGCCAATTCACTGGTTGATTTGACTATCGTCGACGCATTTGAAATGATCGAAAAATGTTTCAAGCAGTTGGAGCAGATTCATTATGCTCCTCCAACGGAATTGTTCAAGACGATGTACTACTACTACTTGTCTCCGAAAGAGCTTCTGTTTGTGAAGCGTTTCAATAAAGCTGCGCTTCAAATGCTCTTGAGTACAGTGACGATTAACTACCAGCGTGCAATTGTTTCGCCAGGCGAGATGGTTGGCATGACCGCCGGTCAAAGCATTGGTGAGGTCTCGACTCAAATGACTCTGAACTCTGTGATATACGAGACACCTATTATCGTGCGAAACCACGAAGGGCAAATTAAGAAATTCCAGATTGGAGATTTCATTGAATCGAAAATCAAGATTGCGACAAAGACAGAGTATTTCAAGGACAATGATACGACTTACTCGGAGGTGGATGATTACTACGAGATGCCATCTTGCACTGAGGATGGAGAAATATGCTGGAAGCGGATTGAGGCTGTCACGAAACATCCAGTCGTGAATATGGACGGAACAAACACGATGTTGAAGGTGACAACAAAGGAGGAGCGTGAAGTCGTTGCAACGAAGGCAAAGTCATTCTTGAAGTTGGTTGATGGAAAGGTTGTTCCGGTGAATGGGGATTCGTTGAAAGTCGGAGATTTCATACCAGTGTCACTCATGCCAATTGATTACAAGCAGGCTGCCGAGTTAGACTTGCGAGAAATTCTGCCGCCAACCGAATACATTTATGCGAGTGAAGTTTCAAAGGCGAAGGTTGTAATGAAAGAGCATTGCTGGTGGTCAAAGCACAATGGTAAAACATTTATCCTCCCATACAAGCGCAGCGATTCATTCGTGGCGAAGGTGAGTGACAAGTTGAGAGCCGGATGTGTGTCAAAGACCGGATTTACGGAGAATTGCGTTTATATGAAACAGACGAACATGAACAACTACACGATTCCCGAGAAGATTGAGCTGAACTACAATTTCGGATATCTGCTCGGCGCATATGCGGCGGAGGGATGCATGACTCGCTTCCAATTGTCGATTTCGAACAACAATGCCGAATATTTCAAGCCGATCTTGGAATTGTGTCAGCAGTGGAATGTCACCACAAAGGTCTTCAGACACGAAAACAAGGGCCAGGAAGGTTGGACGAGCCAGGACTTGAGGATTTATAACACCGTACTGTGTCGTTTGCTAGACAAATTGTGTGGGAAGCTGAGTCATAACAAGTTCGTGTCTGATAAAATCATATTTTCGAACAAGGAGTGTTTGTTGGGATTCCTCGATGCGTATATTGGTGGGGATGGATCCGTTAGTAAAAAATCAAAACAGATTACTATGTCATCCGTATCTAAAGATTTGTTGATGGATGTCCAACAAATGCTGAATTGTTTGGGTATTTACAGCCACATTAATAAATTCGCAAAGCCCAAATCAAATAATCGTGGAACATTGTCCGAGAACATCCATCAACCGTATGTGCTCAATGTTTCTGGCGAACAAAACAAGATCTTAGCTCAAATGTTGAACATCAAGATTTGTTACAAGCAGGATAATTTGAGAAGTATTCTGGCACACGATTATAGGTTTGACATCCATCAAAATGCTATGAAAATCCCAAATGAGGTTGATGGAGTCATCGTGTATGAAGAGCGATCAAACGATAAATACAGAACGCTTCTGTTTGATGAAATCAAAAGTATCGAGGAGGTTCAAAACACTACGAATTATGCATATGACCTAACAATCGCCGACACTCGAAATTTTGTGACATACAATGGTCTCGCGTTGAGAGATACATTCCACTTTGCGGGGGTTGCTTCCAAGTCGAATGTGACTCGCGGAGTTCCGCGCATTGAGGAAATCTTGTCGCTATCGACGGAACCGAAGAATCCGTCCCTCACAATCTATTTGAAGGACGATGATGCGACACAGAAGGATAAGGCGCAGACGATTATGTATATGCTGGAACATACGAAGATGTCGGAGGTTGTGAGGACAATCGAGATTTGCTTCGACCCGGACGATTCAAAGACACGCATCCTTGAAGATCAGGATACAATTGATCAGTTCAAGGTGTTTGAGCAGATGATTGCTGATTCAAAAAATGAATATGGTGCCGATGTGTCCAATTCTTGCAATATGGAGCAGTCCAAGTGGTTACTTCGCATGGAGATGGATCCGGAGGTTATGCTCGAGAAGAACATTACCATGGATGATGTTAATTTCACGCTGAATTATTGTTTTGAGGAACAGGTGAGTTGCGTGTATTCCGATTACAATGCTGACAAGTTGATCTTCCGCATCCGAATGAACAAGATCATCGAGAAGAGCAAGAAGCCCAAGGTGAATCCGCTTGATCAGTCGGACCAGATCTACTTGCTCAAGAACTTCCAAGAACAGCTTATGGAAAATGTCGTGCTGAGAGGTATTAAGGGGATTAACAAGGTCATTTGCCGCAAGATCAAGGATAATGTAGTTGAGCAGAATGGGGTTTATACCAAGCAGGATATTTGGGTGTTGGATACAATTGGCACCAACATGTTGGATGTGTTGGGTTTGGACTACATCAACGAGTCAAAGACATTTAGCAATGATATTGTTGAAATTTATAATGTCCTGGGGATTGAGGCTGCTCGCCAGACGATTCTGAACGAGTTGGTTGAGGTGATTTCATTTGATGGCACATACATCAACTACCACAATTACAGCGTGCTGGTGGATAGGATGACCTACACAAGTAAGATGATTTCGATATTCCGTCATGGAATAAACAATGACAACATTGGTCCGATTGCCAAGGCGTCATTCGAGGAGACGCCGGAGATGTTCTTGAAGGCAGCCAGACATGCCGAACTTGATTCAATGAGAGGTGTCTCTGCTAACATAATGTGTGGTCAAGAGGGTCTCTTTGGAACCAATGCATTCAAAGTATATTTGGATATTGATCAGATGCAGCGGTTGGAGGAGGACAGCAAGTATCAGCCACCGATTGATACGAATGAAGAAATTGACAAGTTCTTTGGAGAGGTCGAGAAGCCTGATGATGACTGTGCTCCTACAAAATTGGCTGTGCAGAACAATGTAGTTACGATCAAGCCAGTTGATATGGGTGGTGATAACGATTATAATCCGGGGTTCTAATACAACTCGCAATAATAATTAATAAAATTAAAATATTTTTATTTTCAATGGTTTAAAATAACAATAAATAATCTATAAAAACAGAAAATGCATTCTTTATTATACATTGCCGATCGAATTGTAAAAAAGAATAATGATCCAATTGAAAATGTTACTTTTCTTTTTTTAAAGAATCCTTACACGATCCAAGATAAATTCGATTTGTTTAATAAGAGTATGTCAAACTGTTTTTATAACTCGAAAATAAGAGAGCATTTTTTATCTACATTCTGTAAAATTCAGCGAACATATATTGCATTCTCTCGGCTGTATCGAATATGGAAACTGAAATATGGGAAATTTGTCGTGACGACTGATCTAGGAATGAATGAGTTGTCTGTAAATAACAAAAAGGTTATGTGTATTTTGCACGATAAAAAGAATTATTTATTCGATATACGAGATTTAATTAATTTGATCGAGACTGCACTTTTGAATCATTCTTGTTTTTTCTCTCTACCATTATCTGTAAAGAATCCATACAACAATCTACAATTCAATAAATCAACTTTATATAACATATACTATTTTGTCAGATTCAATACCGATCTATATCCCAAATTATTGTTTCACTTTTTCGATACGAATTTCAATATAACAACATTCGGACGAAAATATGAATATCTATTGAGAGAAATTTCAGTTGAGAAATATGTTACGAACGCAGACACTGATACATTGTATATCGATGTAAATGATATGATTGATTTTGTGTTAATGCAAAATCAATATAAAATTACTATACACAAAGATTTCCCAAAACAAAAACTTGTAGAGATAATGCGTCCATATTTGCACTTGTGGTATTCATCGTTTTATTCACTCATACCTATAAAAAAACAGTCGTCGATGAAACGCTTGGTGCAAAAATTAACAAAGTTTGTTTTTTTTAACCCACAGTTTGGTCGTCGTTATATAAAAACATATACCAAATATGTTAATGGCAAATCAATACATATCCAGACAGTCTATTACAACGACATACACAAACCATTTATTGTCGAGGGTCGCGATTTTCTGACAAATCATATACAGTCATAATAATAACAATACCTGTATTATTATGACTTTTTCTTATCATTTCATTTCCTTATATTTTTGGTAACATTGTTTTTTTTCACAATCACCTTTTTAGTTTTTCGTTTTTTCTTATCTACTGGAATTGGAATTTCAAATGACGCAGTTGAACTGCTGGACGCCTTTTCAGAAGAAGAATCTATTATAATCTGCTTTCTTGATCGTTTTGGTTTTTCTGTAATATCCTTTGTGAAATCAATTAAATATTCATCGGGAGTTACAATTGAGATAATAGCCTCTTTCACTTTTCTAGAATCCAGCATCTGATTGATATTTACGAATATGTCTTCATCTGAATTTACAACCAGTTTATAATTTGGTATTGAATCCGTCTTTAAAATTGGGATAACAATAAATGCAGAAATGTCGTTTATGTCGTGATATCCGACAAACACATTTTCTTTGTAACCTGTTTGCAGAATCGGTTGTTGAGAGATAAAGATTGTAGGTATCTCATATTTTTTAACTAAGATCCACATGTCAAGCGGTGTCAAGTAATACTCATCGGCGTGAATCCAATGAGAGAAATTAACGGTTCCATTCCGAACTTGCTGTCCCCCAGTTTTACCTTCAACAATTAAAATATCGACAATCTTATCCTTGAATTTTTCCAAGTATTTGGTTTCGTATTCTTGCACCAAATCATCCTTGATTTGACTTACAGTTTTTTTTATGCCGTTGTGTTTCTCAAGTAGATCGATTATAATTTCTGTTGAACAGTTCAAATATTCTTTTTCCTTGAACGAAGATGGAAATGATTTCTTCCATAGAGTGGGTGTTATCCAACCCTTCATAATTATTTTGCATATAGAATCTTCTTCTTTGTTTTCTTTTTCTTTGTCTTCTTCTTCTTTGTTTTCTTCAAGCGATACTTTATTTTCGTATGTTTGCGATAAGTGTGGTTTTGTATCGTCCCTTGTATTGTAATTCACATAATTATTGAGAACATCGGGAACAAGCCTGTCGAAATACTCTTTAGTAAGTAAAGATTGCATCATTATAATCTCATTGTCCCTCAAGTTATATCCAATATTACCAAATGAAAGATATGTTTGAGGTTTTAACATAAATGACTTGATCCGACTGTATCGTATTAATTCGTCGGCCATTCTTCGGAAATAGATTGATTCATTTTCTTTCTTAGTTATCAGATTATGTTTCGGTAGAATCAAGTTACACTTTCCATCACTTGTAACCGCACACAACCTTGGATTATCAGAGCAAGTCTTCTCATCTTTTACTATACATGTTGAAATGTCTGATATTTTTTCATAATAGTTATCATCGCCGATAAACTGGATACTCTCACCTACAATATTTTTCAAAAGTGTTTCTATCTCGTTTATTTTTTTGGAATCAATTATACCTTGGTTTTTCATATATGATTCAATCTTCTCTCGTTGTTCTGTATTCGTATAGTCAGTCAATAAAATTCGGATCGTGTTTCGGAAGACATTGTAAAAATTCGATTCCATTTTGATCTTCTTTATTGCGCGAACTCTGTCTTTATCAACATTTTTATGTGTTGCGGTTGCAATATGAACATCCGCTGAAACCATAGGCGTTTCTTTGACATCTACAATATAATTGTCATTTTTAATAGCAGGTATATCCTCGTTGATTTTGATTTCATCTTCGGCAATCGGTTTCGAAAGCTGGATAAATTGATTTGTTTCAGTTAAAATACCAACGACCAAATCATCTTCAACTATCTTGAACATGGGCTTGCACTGAATACCTTGCCCATCTCCAACTTTAGTTATGCTGTTCGTATTCAGTTTTCTAAGGAACTCAATTGTTGCATTGTAAGGGTTCCATAACGAGGGGTCTGACATGAAGACATAATCTAGATCCTTCTTCAATCTATCGTTGATTGCAGATGGATAGCAAGGAACAAACCCAGTTTTTTGGGTACGACTTTCTGCGATAACGCCAATAACCTTATTATTATAATTTACAACAAGCTTTTTGGTTTTGTAAGATGTAATGTCAAGTTTCTTTATTAAATCACCGAGCAACAATGGTTTGGTAGAAGTATAGACATTTGCATTTGTTCGCATACCAAGTGGAATGCTTGGGAGTGGTCTGCATATTGTATCGAAAAATGGTTGTATTATTTCTCTCAAAATATTCTTCATTGATTCGGATGTGTTCTTATCCGATTCTTTGAAATCCTTCTCTACATTCGTCTTCTTCTTGTTGTCTGTGTATGAATACAACGGTTCATAGTATTGATCAACCTTCAATATGAAAACTGTTGGTTTTCTCGATTCAAACAGTTCGTTCGAATAATGGTTTGACGGACATATGATTTGAACATTATTTGTAATATCATTATTTGGTAGTTGAAGTATAACCAAATTCACGCCGCCAGCAAAGAGCAACTTGCTTGGCATGCTGACAATGTCCCAAAGGTAAGTATGATCGATAATTGCATCTTTGTCATTTATGAAATTTCTAAAATTTTCAAACGAGCAAATTACCTTTTGATAGTATGACTTATCCTCGGGTTTATCCATGTTCAACTTAGAAAAAAGAACCGTTTCATTATACTTGCTTATATCAGCCAACTCATTTGGTTTATAGAACTTTGTTACTAGATTACCGTTTTGGTATTTGATGAATTCATCAACTGTGATCGCTTTCATTAACAAGCGTTTGAATTGCTCTATACTAGGCACCCTAGGTGTTTTCCCGTAAAATAAAATATCAGACAAACATGCTATAAAGGATTGTTTTTCATTGTTTTCAATCCCATGGCGCAACAAACATGGATGTCCCACTTTGAGTTTCTTGCTCTTGTTGCTCGTCTGACATTTTGAATTGTCTTCACGTAACAGTTTCTGCACACCAATTGGCAAGTAACCCCATCGTCCTGTTTCAAGTGGGAATTTGTCTGGTCCCTTGACATATTCGTCTTCTTCGATGTTGGCTTTGGTTTCTGGAGCCTTTCCTAAACAGCGGTTTTTCACTTGTGTTACACCCGGCGTATTATGGAAATCGAAACAACAAGGCAAACAATACCCGTCGGGATGCGAGTTTTCTTGAAATCCTGGAAATCGTTTATAATTTGGCTTCTGTTTGGTGGGAGAATAAAACTCATACACATAGTGACCTGGTTTCACAAATGTCTCATTTGGTGGCAGGATTTTCCCACATGTCGGATGCACTAATATTTTTTTCTTAATTTTCTTTCCATTTACAACAACTTCTTCTTCAACCTCTTTCATTTCGCTTGGATCTATAACAGTGTTTGTCTTCAAACACCAATACCTTGGACAGATATAGTGGAATTTATTATTTTTGTTAGAACCGTATGTGACTACATCCTCATCTCTTAGGAAACCTTTGTGGTTATCATTTATCTTTTTAAGTTCATCATCGTTCAATATGATTGGCTGTCGCCTGACATCTGCCTTACAAATTCTAGAATATGAATTGTATTCGCGTGTATCCTCAGTTTTGATTAAAACAGGATCGCGGCTTTGGATGCGGGTTTGGAAATAAGTCGGATTTTTCATTCTCGTACCATCGATCTGTTTTTCTGGTTCAAGTTTTGTGGCTTTTAGTTCCAGTTCAAATGAAGATCCAGAATCTTCTTCTTTTTCTTCGGATAATTCAACCATAGGAAGAGGCGATTCAACCATAGGAGGAGGCGATTCAACCATAGGAGGAGGAGGCGATTCAACCATAGGAGGAGGAGGCGATTCAACCATAGGAGGAGGAGGCGATTCAACCATAGGAGGAGGCGACTCTATTCCCGAAGGCGACTCTATTCCCGAAGATGATGTTGGCGATTCACCACCCATAAAATTGTCACCTTCATCCTCTTCTTCATCTTCTTCATCTTGATATTTATTTTTCTTTTCAAAAAACCTTTGTAGTGCTAAGTTTTTCGCTGAATCCATGCTTTCACTAGATTCCGGAAGTTCAATCCTTTGAGCTGGCAAACGACTAACGCGAACATCTTCATCACCAGTTCTTTTGCACATTTCTGCAATTTTTTGGTAAGGATATGTTGTCTTATTGTGTGTCATGCGAACAATACTATCCAAATAAATAGGTATAGTTGATAAATAATTTATATTGTCTATGTTTTCAACCGTAATTATGGTGAGGTTTGTCATAGGGTTAAAACGAAATGTTGTTTTGAATCCTGGGTTGTCTTGAATTTTTATTTCAGATTTTCGAACCCCTCTTTCATTCTTTGTTTCGTTTGCTATTTTTGCAACCATACTAACAGCAGCTGATTGAGTGATTTCATCGCGATAGTTTTTAAACAGCATATCTACAATATCATCTGCTCGCAAACCACGATTTAATCGCTCGATGATGAAAGCTTCTTGACTCGTCATTTTATTAAAATTTGCAACTCGTTTCAAACGCAGTTGAGTTTCGGTCTTATAATCGGACGACTCAATCACAAATACACTTGATACGCATCCAGCAATGTCAGTAAATCGAATAAACTTTGTTTCTGGTATCTCAACCTCATAAGTCAATTGTTTGATTTCTGTATCATGATGATTTAGGCTATGAAATTCGTTTATTTTATATCCGCTTTGTTCCATAACAATTTTGATTTCTTTAATAATTGGATTGATCGTATCGCGAAACAATGAATCAACTGCATCTTGAATTAATGCAGTTTTCAAGTCGGCGGTGATTGTTATGTAACCATTGTCGTCGAATTCACATACAATTTGCTGTTGCAATTCATATTCTATGAACACGGCGACACACCGTGTCTTAATTCGCAATTTGATAACCTTGAAAATTTCGGACCTATCAAGATATGGGATCTTACTACCGTCGGTAGCTTTTTTGTCTGTGTAGATCCTATACATATTCATTTGACGCTCAGATGGATTGTATTTTATAATTGGAACAGTTTGTGTGGCATGCACGATTTTAAAAATAGCCTCAATCGGTATATTGATCCGGTGTTTTGGTCGCATGGTAATCCTTACATATTTAATGCCTCGGTTCAAAACTGTCATTTGTTGATTACTGGGTTGGTTATGTATATTGTAAAACAGATTCACTTTCTCATACGATTCTAAAGTTTTAAACATTTCATCATTATCTAGAGGTGGATTGTCATTGAGGTCTTGAAGCGAGTTTATATTCTTGTCATACAACAGTGGATAATAGAGTTTGAGTATATTCTTTTGGGAAAGCGGTGTTAGCTCCAATACATCACGAGCAGTGCATAAATAAATAATATTGTCTGTTATTACACCAGTATCTAACACCAAATGCTGGTCTAATCCCAAAAGAGAAACACGAGTTGTTTGACGATCAATGTCTCTATCAAATGACAGAATGTTGAATGGATTTGCGATTACTGGATTCTCATAGTAGGTTATAAACTCACGCTGTCCTAATGCAGTCATAACAGTAAATTCATCGTCTAGTTTCATATCCAATAAATCCTTACTTTCATATATACTTTTCTCTCCCAGAATCAGCTTATCGCCATTACGATCCGAATCTATATTTGCCACAACATTTTTGAAAACACTATCAATTAAATCATGCGATTGATTATTTGTCAGGACTTGAAAAATTCCATCTGAACTTAAAACCTCCTTCCTTTTACAAAATAAATATAATTCCCCAATCGTTATTTGCATTGTTTTGCTTAGTTCATTTAATATTTTTACTTTTACATCGTGAATTGAATCATCGAAGTGGATCTGCTGTTCAACATTGATAGCATCTGGAAATGTCTTGTCTGTATCTTTATCATAACTTCCTGAAAATTTATAAACTGTTTTGATTTTGTCTTTTACTAAATGAACAACTTTATAAGACATATATATAAAGTTGTTATATTTTTATCTGTTTCTTAAACCAGGTCATAATACGGATTATCGTTTATTTTCATACCACAATATTCTTTTGGTTTTTTTTTGTAATCCACTGGATTATAAATGCCCGCGGCTTTGGCATTCTCCAACAGGAACTTGAAGTTTTGCCAGAACTCCTGTTTGTGTCCGACGGACGATGTCATTACATGCGATAGTTCATGTAACGCCACAAATGTAAGCGTCTCTATGTCAATAAGCTTGTTGCCTTCCTTCGTCGTATTCAAGCAGAAGGCGATCTTTTCACCCTTATTTTCACTATAAGCTGTTAAAGTACTGGTCGGCAGAGTCTCGCAAATCTTCTTAGGGTTGAACCCCTTTACGAGGCGTTTCACTCGGTCATCTTCGGGGTGCTTTTGATTCATATAAACGACCATCTCCTTGCACCTCGCAGTGACTGTTGCTAATAAGTCGGCGGCGAGCTCCAATTTTTCGCGCTCTCGCACACAATATTTGTTTCCATCTTTTGACGATATGATGCACTTTAAATTATACGCATCGGACTCGGAATATATTTTCAAACAAAATAATAATACAAACGCTACGAATATATAGAAAAAGATTCCATGTTTCTCCATATATTCCACTGTTATAAAAATTCCACCTTTAATAAAGGTGGTACAAAATCGTTTGTAGGAGAGGCACCGAGAACCTAGGTTCTCTGCTTACTGACCTCCAACACCAATTTCAAGCGGCACGCGCATGAAGTCAGGCTCGATCGTGCTCTGGTTCCAGGGTCCGACACTCAACTGGGGGTTAGGAGGCTCGGAGCGGATCTGAAGATTGGCATTCCTCAATGTCTGGCCAATGGTGTCGATACCAATGTGGTATCCGGCCTTGAGGAGGTTTATGTTTGCAAGCTCTCCCTTGCCGGAAGGGTTCAGCTGAGCCCACTGGCTGTTGGCATCAAGGGGAAGGAGGTCAGCAGGGTTTTGGATCGCAGACTGCGCACAGGACTGGGCATTGGAAGGCATGCTAGTCTGAATTCCATTCACGGAACTGAAGACCTCATTTTGTCCTAAAGGAGCGGCTGGTTTAACTCCGGCCGACATTTGGGAATTTGTGTATTGTTGCTGCATCTGAGAATTCGACTCATAACCGCTAGATCCCTTGGAAGATAAGTAATTGACAAGAACATTGACGCCATATGCAACAATTAATAAAACGACAATTGCTCCAATACCATAGTCGGTCCATATCTTTTTAAATGTGAGACTCATTATATAAAATTGATGATAAAATAATTTTTATAATCAACAATTAATTACAATACAGATTACAATCCCCCCTTTACAATCCTTCCAATTCACTTTCGGAAACATCCTCAATTTCGGCGTCAAAGTCGCTATCGCTTTCATTCAAATCATCCAACATATATGTTTTCTTAATATTCTTGGCTTCCAAATAGGCAATAATCGCGGTTTTTTTTGCTTGTTTCGCCTTCGTCCGTGCCTCCCGGTATAATTCAAAATAAACTTCGTTGGGCTTTTTTAAAGTAAATGTTTCTAAACAATTCTCTACCTTAAGTTCGTCGATTTCCTTTATATCAACATCTGTATCTAATTCCTCAATATCGAGAGATACATCAGTGTCATTTGTTTGTTCAATCATTATATCTTCACCATTGGCTACGACGGCTTCAGTGTTCAGCGTTTCTGTTTGTGGCTCTTGTTGTGGTTCTATTTCCAGCGTTTCTGCTAGCGGATCATCCGATGCAGGTTTTATTTCGTCAATTAATTGTTCTTGTTCTTTTACTAAAGGTTCATTTATTATCCGCCTAGTTGTCTTGATTAAACAATTATCAAATGTTGGTTCTTCGTCCAGAACCATAATTTGCTTAAGTACGATCTCTATCTGGAAATTTCGAGAAGTAAATTTGATCCCCTGAAATTCTAAAATAGATATGATCTGTGACTCGTTCTTAACATCAGTTGTTGCTAAAGAGTTTTCATTCTCTGAGTATATCTTAATCGATGGTTCGCCGGTTGAGTTTGTTGTAATATTTGTTCGCAGCAAATAATATTTACCTGATTTATACACTCGTATTGTTGGTGTGAATGCATTATCAATGTCAGATTTTTCAAGACTCCCTTGAAACCATACTTCATTTTTTGTATATAACAAAGTCTGACAGGTCTCTTCCAAACGCTCGCACCAGTTGATCAGTTCTGATGCGTTGTTGTCGAACATTAAGTCACAATAATATTTCTTGCCGCTTTTTACGAAACCTTGTCTGGTTTGCCCCTTTGTGGTTTGGATATAGAGGGGTTTGTTATTGTATAAGAACTTTGTAAAATATGCGCCTCCTTGAACACCAGAAGGATGTGCTAAAGATAATTTTGTAAAATCAAACGATTGATTTGGTTCAACAATACTTTCCATGTTTTAGTTGTTTAATAGAAAAATATATTTTTTATAACACGCACAGATATGATTTTATTTTTCTATGACATAGGTAGATGAAAGAAACAATTGTTCAACAGTGCATAGATATTTTGAAGCGCGATGATGTGAAGAATGAAATTAAGATTCTCCTTAGACCGCTGACAGAGTTTATATTGTTTGAGATCAATCCGTATATTTACATCACAGTAATATTGGTTTTTTTTATTTTTATAATGATTTTAGCAATATTGATGATATTGATTTTGTTGTTGCGTAACAAACAACTGTTTTCCAAAATTGTTTAATTTCGAATATGTGTAAAACTATTTTTAAAAATTTATAATCTCGTTTATTTATATAATGGCGAAAATGACAAGAGGAAAAACACGTATGAGAAAACACAACAAGTCCAAGAGCCGTGGTAGGAGTATGACGCATAATAAGTCTATGAAGGGTGGTGATGCAAGTGATTATGTAATGAAACAGTTTGGTAATGGCCAACAGCAATTCGACAATACTTTTGCAAACGGTGGTATGAATGGTAATGTTATCAAACCGCTTGGTATGACTGGCGGAAGGGGGAAGAAGAGAACTCGCAGTAACCGTGGAAAGAAGGGTGGTTTCGGATTCCTTGGTTTAGCGCCAATTATTAACCAAGCGTTGGTCCCTTTCAGCCTTTTCGGATTACAGAAGTATCTGAAGTAATACACCAAATAACAGTTGAATTCATATAATAAAATATAAAATATATTATATTATATGAATTTCGAACAACAAGTTCAACAATGGGTCGCTATTGACAATCAATTGAAACGATTAAACGATCAAACTAAACAACTTCGAGAGAAGCGCTCGGTCATGTCAAATACGATCACAACATATGCAGCCAACCACGGCTTATCATCATCTGGTATCAAGGTAAGTGACGGAACACTCAAAATTGTCAGAACGCGTGTTCCCGAACAGCTGACCTTCAAATATTTGGAAAAATCGTTGTCGAAAATTATTAAGAATGAAAATCAAGTGAAACAGATTTTGGATCATATCAAATCCAACCGTGAAATTACGGTTGTTCCTGAAATTAAGCGATATTCGAACGATTAATTAGTATATTCTTATTATATGATTGAAGGTAGTGATTTGGTTTTTCATAAAGCAGGAGATGGAACTATAATGGCTGGTGGTTTTAGTGTAGAGAGTATGATGATGAATAAACCTATTATGACTATAAACAATCAGACAGGTGGAAATTCAATTGGTGATATGTTCAAAGGCTTGGTAATCCCGTGTGGTCTTTTATATCAACCATTTGCGAAAGAACCTATGAAATGTTATCAAAGTGACAGCGACGATGATGATATTGCAAGTGATTCGCTGATTGCTAGTCTGTTAGATTTAGTCAAACCCAAGAGTAAGCCGGGAACACGAAAACATCGATCTTCCGCAAATAAAACCGCCAAACGAGTGAAAAAATAAGAATTTATTATTTGGATATATTATAATGGATATCATTCATCAATCAATGTCTTTTCGCGACAATTTTGTAAAATTTGTTGTTGATAATGGAATTGCTGGAACGGCCGCAGGTGTCAGCATTGCCATATCGACAAAAGATGTTATCACTTCGTTTGTTGGTGATATATTGATCCCGTTGATCTATTTGTTGTTAATTCGCATAAACTCGACTGCCGTAAATGTTTTACCGACAAATACTAAGATCAATTGCACAGCCTTCATTCAGCATTTCATTACTTGGGTTTTCGTTGTTATAATTACATTCTTGTTTATTCAATATTTCTTCAATAATATGTTGGGGATTAGTGAAGTGAAGAAGATGGACGACACTAAGAAAAAAGAGGGGTTTGGATCTCATTATTAATATATGATTTTATAGTAATGTCAGAATTCAATGACACAGAATGTGATTGTTTTATATGCTTACAAGAATTATCATCGGAAACCAAATCACTGTCTTTTCGTTTGAAAAACCAACAATCTTATATAAAATCATGCAGTTGCGATGGTTGGGTTCATGGATCCTGTCTCGACGAATGGCATCGGTCAAATTCTTCTTGTCCCATTTGTAGAAAGACAATGTATTTACAATCTCGGAATGAAACCTCTACTCACACAATACAGAAATTCATGTGTTGCATAATCACTTGTCTTGGATTAACTGTTTGGTTTTATTATTATTTTACACCTTTTCTCATTTGAAACGCCCATTTTACAGGGCAAAAAAATAATAAAAAGTGTAAAATCAATAGTTGTGCTTTCCACCTATGTGGTCTTAACAACGATTGTCTTACTTTTTCCTGTATCATCCAATACAGGTGAAAGACATTGCTTGCGAGTAAATTCACTTGGTCTTATTTGGGTTTCCATCCAAGACCTTGTTAGTTTCCTCATATTCACGGCAGAATTAGCATCTCGTGTTCTAAATACGGTTTCTTTGTTTTTACAACTCACGCAACAGAACAGACGATATACATCCGTGTT